ATGACAGACCTGACCCCAGCCTCCGAAGAAGACGTGACATTCGCCATCCGTATGTCGATCTCGCTCGACTATCGGGGCAAACCGAGGCGCGTGAACGCCAAGATGACCGGGGCTGAGATGGACGCGCTGGCCCAGAAGATTACCGAGCAGTTGAAGCGCTCAAACATGTGGCCACATCGAGGGCCAGGAGCGCCCGCGCATCAGGCGCCGGATTACTCGGTGGCATGGCGGGAGAGGGATTCAGTCCCGCATCACGAACCAGACGGCGAAGGATAGGGGCAGTGCGATCACGCTGATGCCAATCACTTCTGACACGCCCGCACCTGGTCCCGCAGCCCGATATAGTCGCCAATCCAGCGTACCGTTTCCGGCTTGGGACTGGCTTTGATCTCTGCAGCAAGCGCCACCTGATCGGCCTTGCTGTAAGTCACAAGGGTAGGGCAGGGCACATACTGCACTGACGAACAGGCGGAGAGCGCGAGCAGCGCCCCGAGAGCGAACCACCTCACGCCGTGCCATCCTCAAGCCGCTGCAATACGGCATCTTCCGTTGCTGGCTTGTCTGCCTGAGCCTGTGCCATTGATTGCGCCTTGAGCGTCGTCGCATCGGCAGAGGTCTTTGCTGCCTCAGACGTGCTGACAGACGCTGCGTTCTTCCCCGCCCGGTTGGCGTACCAGATCAGGGCACCGAGAGCCGCGACGATGAACGCCACGGCCCCGGCAATGAGGTCAGCCGTCACGCGGCCTGAGTGGTCTTGGTCTCAAGAGCCGTTTCAAGCGCCTTGAGATTGGTGGCAATGCCGGTTGCCGCTGCGACTGCGCCATTCACGTCACAATCCGGGGCCAGCTTCTTGATGATGATGGCAGCCACGGTCGGCAGCATGCTGATGCCCAGCGTCTCGATCTCAGGGAGGATCGAGGCGGTTTCTGTGGCGGCGGTGGTTGATTCACTCATGGTCTTTTCCTTCTGGATGGTGATGACTGATCCCGGCCCGATTGCCGGTGTCGTCAGTCAGGGCTTGGCGTCGTCCGCGTTGGTGGCGTGCTTGCCGTTCATGCCGACGCTGTTGACGAGCAGGTAAAGTGGGAGCCACTTCGACCCGTCAGCCGGGCGCGGCCAGAAGCGGGCGATGACGGCGGCCAGGGCCACGATGAAGGTGAGGATCGTCGTCGCGTCGCCGGCAAGAGAGGCGGGCAGAAAGGGAAGGACGGTCTGAAAGATCGTCTGCCAGTCGAAGTTCATGCGGATGCTCCGGTTGTGGGAATACCGCGCCCAAGGAACACGCCGCTTTCGATCTTGCGGCGGCGCTGAAGCCCCGGCAGGACGACAAGCTGTCCGTTCACCGTGGCCTTGTCCCAGACGAGGAATTGCTGTGCGGCCGAGTTGTAGAGGCGCTGATTCAGGCGGCGGACCAGGGTCGAGCCCTTGGCTGCGTTCGTGCCGACATTGAACTGCCATGAAAGCAAGGCGCCCTCCTGGTAATCCGTCAGTGGAACGGTCACGAACGAGCGGAGCTTCTCCTGCAGGGTCATGACCGTATTCCGCAGCAGGTCGAGGGCCTGCGCTTGGGTGATCGGCTTTGTCGTCGCCGTGACAGGCGTGCCGTCAGCAAGGAAGCGATTGCCGTAACCGATGGTCCAGTAATTGGCCGGGCAGAGATAAGGCTTGAGACTCAGCCCCTCGAAGTCGTCACGCGAGATCAGCGCAAGGGCGATGTCGATGCCGGTCATTGCACCCACCCCGCCAGATGCGTGGTGACATAGCCGAAAGCAGCGCCGGTCACGATCAGCGCCCAGCTCGCCCAGCCGCGAAGGCTGCCGATCTTCTGCAGGTCGGTACGAACCGCGCCGATTGCCTGTAGCGTTGCTTTCTCACGAGCCTCAGCACTGGCCTTGTTCTCGCCGTGCATCTGCATCAGCTTGTCAGAGAGCGAGCGATGTTCGAGACGGATCTCGACAATGGCTCCCTCGACCGCGCTTAGGCGGCGCCCGTGATCGGCCAGGGTATCGATAGGAACGACATCAGATACGGCGCTCATGTCGCCTCCAATAAAAAAGCCGCCCGGTGAGGGGCGGCTTGAGAAGATGGAATAGGCCGGGCACTCATTGGCCCCGCTCGACTGTCGCGAGGGTGGGCGCTTTCGCTTCAATGACTGCCGAAGCATATTGGCCGGGCAGGGTGTAAGGCCCTGTCTGAGCCTGCGTGCCGTAACTGCCCAGCGTCAGGCCCGATGCAGGTGCGATGATAACGGCCCCGGTGCCGAGTTGAGTCACTGTGATACGACATCCAACGAGTGTGTAATTTGCCACCGTGACCGTGACTGCCGAGCTTGAGTTTACAGCGACGGTCTGGCCGCACTGCGCCGTGTTGCTCAGGGTTGTGTTTGCAGTGACCGTAGTGACAGGGTGGGCGTATTGCTGGCTCTGCCAGCTACCATCCATGCGAAACTCGAAAATATTGGCACCGGCGTTTACATCCTGCATGGCGATGCGCTGCGGGCTGGCTTCCCAGTTCAGGTTGAACTGGTTCGTTCCAACTGCATAAGCGTGCAGGATATTCTTCTGCCCTGCCACGCCGGGCGAGATCTGGGCATTAAGTGCCCCGGTGCCGGAGTAGGCATTGAGGCTGGTCACGCCCGAAACGTTAGACAGGATCGCGCCGGACACATCGAGCGGAGCGCCTGGCAGCGGGTTAAGCACGCCGAGGCGGCCATTCACCCGGTCTATGGAAAAGAACGGGGCGTTTGTGAAATTGCCCCATTTGGCATCACCAAAACGGTAATAGTCAGCGTTCCCCATCGGCGTATAAACGAGGAAGTCGTGCTGAGACCCTTCAGCATTACCAAACCGGAAGTATGTGCCCGTTGACGTACTAGCAGACGACGCGAGCGCTGCGTTGCTCAGCGTCATCGTCTGTGTGCCCGCGCCGGAAACGATGGTCGTGCCAGCTGGGAACAGGCCATATTCCGCAGGGGTATCAAGGATCTGTCCGGCTGCCCCAGGGAAGTTGCAGCCGCCCATGCAGGTGATGGACGTACTACCTTTCGTCACGAGACCGTAGGCAGTGTTCAGTCCATACGGTACGAGTTCTGTGCCCGTTGTCTGCCACATGAACGGCACCGGCTGGCGGTTGAACATGCCGTCATAGGTAAACCGGCTGATCTCGAAATAATCATATCCGACATCGGGGCCATATTTCAGCTTAGGACCCCAGCCCACCGCTCCATGCTCGAAATTGCCGCCATAGGCCATATCCGGCCCATCGAAAGCCAACGCAGCAAAGCCGTTCGCATTCGTCGTCTTGAGGGCGAGCGCGTTATTCAGCCCTGTGCTGTTCTCGATCGTGAATTCGCCCTTGTTGGCATCATACCAGAGGCTTGTGGCCATGCCCGTTTGCTGCGGATCGGTGACGATAAAGCCGCCTTTCGTTGGATCTCCCGACGCGGTGAGGCTGCCAGCAAGCGACCCGCCGGCGAAAGGCAAATAGATCGAGGCAGCGCTTGCGATCGGCAGGTAGTCCGCCAGCGCGTTCTGCATCTGGGCGGGAGTGACTGCCGACGAAATGCCGGCCTGCAGGGTCGCGAAGGTAACGACGCCCGACCCGTCGGCATTGCGCGCCGTGCCAAGTGGGGTATCCATCGGCAGGCCGTTTGGCGGCACGAATTGCGGCGCCGAAGACTGCGCAAAAGCAGCAACAGGCAATGCCCCCAGCACAAGCAGAAGGGAGAGAAAGCGCGTCATTGAATGACCCCGGTTAAGGTTGGAATATTGGCGTTGCTCCACCAGCCTCCGGCGCTTGGCGGGGAGAATGGCATTGAGGCCATCCATGCGGCCATCTGGGCGCTGTTGATCTGCGTGGACCTGCGGCGAGGTGCGCCGACAAAGGTCATGACACCGGAGTTGCACCACCAGCCAGCGGTCGGCGGCGTGACCGGTAGGGATGAGAGCCAATCGCTCATGGCCCCGTCTGTTATCGTGAGGCCGGGGATCGACGGATCTCCGGAATCAGGGCGTCCGGCAAAGGTCGGAATACCCGCATTGAGCCACCACCCATCGCCAGAGGGCGAGCCTACGGGCAAGCAGGCAATCCATCCTTCCATGCCACCACTATCCACGAGTGGCAGCACGGGGCCGGGGCTGGGTTGCGGGGCTGACGGGATCAATGCCGGAACGGCGCTGACCGAAATGGACACCGTGACCTGATAGGTGTTGCCCAACGTCGAGAGAACGGCGACATCGACTGACAGAGCTCCACCAGCGAGCCATGTGATGTACGCCGTGACACACGAGCCGTATGACGAAAGCCATGCGACCGAGCCAGCAGCGCCGGGGTCGAAATCGTAGGAAAGTACGGCCTCACCGCATCCGAGAACCCCCGAGAAATCGACGCTGTAATCAGCGCCGCCGTTGATGTTGCTGTCAGGCCATGCAAGCAGAGGTTGCAGGGCCATGCCACGCAGGTTCGCAGTCGCGCACCCGCCAGGGCGCACGATCCGCGCTGATGGGCGCCAGGTCATGGGTGGTTATCCTGCTGTGCCGGATGTGGGCGTGGGTGCTTTATAGGTGCTTCCAATAGGGTAGGCCGACGCGTCATCCTCTACCCAATACTGGCCGGTCGGCAGTATCAGGTTGCCCCGGCCATCCCAGACGATGCGATTTACGACCTCGCCGGAGGCGTCGATAATCGCGTAGGCGTGGGCCGCGGGGTCCGTCGCGATCTGGACGCTGTTCATTGACGTATCGTTCATGTGATGCCCTCATAGCATTCTATAAATGCGGCCCCATTGCCGCCGGATCCGCCCTCTTGTTGACCGGAGCCTCCACTGCTCGACCATCCCCCGCAGGCACCGCCGCCGCCGCCGCCTCTCCCCCCTCCTGCACCAGGCGTACCGTTACCAACCCCAAAGCCACCTGCGCCCATCGGAGAAGAGCCGCCCTTGCCTGAGTAGGCATAGAATTGTCCGCCATTTTGCGGGTTCAGAACCAGTCCCACCGCGCCGCTTTCGCCTGACATGGCTGTGACAAGTTGCAAAGCCCCGTTGGGAAACGCAGGGTTCGCGCTGTACGCCCCTGCTGGGCTGATGGTTGAGAATCCCCCCGCATTAGTGGAGGGTGCACCGTATCCGCCGAAACAGAACACTGCGTTCCCAATGGAGCTTGTGCCACCGTTGCTATTGGCGGAGCCGCCGTTGCCTATGATGATCTGAACTGACGAATTGCTGGCACCTGAGAAAAGCTGCTCGTAGGTAAACCAAGCCTCTACATAAGATCCTGCAGTACCGCCCGCACCAGCATTGCAAGCATATGCGTCCTGCGGCACGGCAGTAGCACCGCCTCCACCCGCGCCAACCAAACGAACGCGGAATATGAGCGAGGGGTCTACTCGCGGGGGATAATAAACACCGGAAGAACCAAACCAAGCCACACCGCGTAAGCGCCCGGAATTCAGCCGGGTGGCAAATTCAGTCGTAGCGAAAGACTTGTCGCTCGCTCCGAAAGCCGCAGTCGTCCCGGTCGGGTTCTGCGCAAAGTAGACCGGCCCTACTACGCCCTGCTGGTTCGCCTCGTCAGTTTCCAGATAGTTCCCCGCTGGCTGCACTACGTGCCAGTTGTCATTCCCGTCCTGGAATGACGGAGATCCAGTTGCTTCGGCTATTGTGGCAGCTTTGATACCGCCGTTAGTGCCACCAGCGTTGGCTACATAGTCCCCCGCTGGCTGGTAGTTACCGGCGGGCTGCATAAATAGATACTGGGTATTGCCATCACCATCCACATACGAGACCCAGGGAATCGATGTCTTTTTGGTGACACCTGCTGTCTGGACGGAGAAATCGCTGTTGCCGCCGCCTTGCCCGACATAGGTGTCGGCCGCTTCCGGCTTGCTCAGGAACGGCCTTCCCTGGCTATCCGTCACATTGCCAACATTATCGATCTGGATACCGATGTGATAGTTCCCCGCACCGTCACGAAGAACCAGACGCCCATAGGTGGTATTTGCTGCGCCATCGTTGGTGAGTTGCAAATAGAATTGCAGGCCACCTAAAGCAGCCCCAATTGGCTGGGTCGTAGTTTCATCGCCCTGACTGAACGAAGCTGTAACGAATGCTTGGCCTAGTATATTTCCGCCTGTCAGGGGGAAGTAGGTAGCCTCCGCCTCTTTCTCGCTAATAAGCCCCGCGAACAGATTGACCCAGGAAGCGCTATCAGCGCCCGGTGTGGTCAGGTTGTTGTCGGCGGTGGAGACCCAGAAGAGGCCGGTGGTGGTGGGGTCGGCGACGATCGTTTTTGAAGGATAGCCGCCAACTTTGTTCGCGAAAGAACTGTCGTATGGTAGCACGAGGCTTGAACGTCTAAGAGCTGCGATCAGGTTCTGCTCGAGGGTTGCAATGCTCTGACTATCGCTCGCATTCTGCCCCATATCAGCAATGATCTGGCCGAGCACTGCTGCCATCAATGTGCCCTGCAGCCATGTCTTGTTAGCCTGTTGGCTAGATGCCTGCCCTTGGACTACGCCGTTGGCGTATTGGCCATTGGCAGCGAGCGCAGATTGGTATGCCTCGTCTGAAAGGACATTGGCGCTCGTGCCATAGGCGAACGGCAAGAATCCATTTGTACCAGCCATGGGCCCTCTCTAGTAAGTTGTTTGTCAGTTGAATGTGAAGGAGACGTTCACCCCCATCGGCCTGATGGGCAGGTAGCCGCCTTCAAGTATGGCCTGCAGCACGCGAGAGATCGTCGCCTCAACGGCGAAATTGACGGCCATAGAGTGCTCGGTTACGGAAATGGGTATCGCGTTGTTGCCTATCGCCGTTTGGACGATTGTTAAGGCGGACGGCAGAGAACCATCCCATTGATTGCAGAGTATCTTGGCGCGGATTACTTGCCGATAATCGGCATCTACCAACGTCGTGACCTCCGTTTCAGGGTCGCCGATCTGGTACCAAACCCCCTGATCCCATCCGAGGCCATTCGTATCCCAAGAGAAATACTGCTCTATCGGAAGGGCAGCATAGCGCGAGATTCCGACCCACAGGCCAACTGCATCGAGCTGAGCGCCCACGGCATTATCAAGATCGTAAAACTCGCTTGCTGATGAGGCCACATTGATTTGATCAACAAAGCCCTCCACGCTCGCCGCGATGGTCGCGACAAACTTCGGGCTGCTCTGATGTTCAGAAGTGATTAGCGCAGTGAAGTCGCTGACGCTGGACATTTCAGGTGGTCCCAGATGCTACGATGTTCACGCTCGAAGTCGGACAAGAGGGCAGGGCGTTGAACGGAACAGTCACGTTATTAGTCGACATCGCTCCGCCGTTTGCGGCCATCTGTATGGAGTTCAAGTCGTAGGTTAAGCCGCCTGTTGCATCTGGTAGGGACGCCTGCGCGTAGAGACGCGTCGTATATATCGTGCTCCCAGCAGTCTGCGCTTCGATATAAGCCGAGATTTGAGCAGCTATCATGCTGCCTATCGCGTCTGTGTAACCGGAGAGGGCTGTAAGATTTACCTGGACAGCGAGAGGATAGGGAGTCGGGCGAAAGAAATTGATTGTCCTGCTGATGCCGGCGCTGTCGGTTATCGTTTCTGTTGTCGTACCGTAGGTAGGCGTCCCCATGGTTTTTTTGTTGGCGATAATCGTCGCTATCGCTGAGGCATCTCCACCCTCAACGACAATGGCTATGCTATTTGCCGGAATGCCATTGCTGTCTGTCTTCGCGGTATCGTTCTCGTACCCTTCGGCTACTGAAACGCCAGGAAGGGCAAGAAGGGCACCCAATAGCCCATCCATAACCGTTTGACTGGGAAGCATTGTGCTGGATGCCTGCTGAACCCTTAGGGAAGCATCGGTTTGAGCCGGGGTGCCAGGAGCGGACGCCGAAACATTCGTGACATTTGACCAACCCAACGTAGGTGTATTGATGATCGTCAGTGTGCCGGGACCGAGCGAAATTGCACCAACTGTGGTGCAGGTGGCCGTCACGGTTGCTGAGCCAGAAGACGGAACTACCACAACGGTTGGGAGCGACCATGTGTATCCAAAGATGGTATCTCGCACACTTCCGCCTGAAATAGTCTTGCCGACCGTTCCGGTGATGACGACGTCGCAAGTAGAGAAGCTCGGCACTGATCTCGTCAGCCCATTGATCTTGACTATGGAAGATAGCCCCGCGCCCTGTGCCGTGGCTGGCGAAAAGCTGTTGAATGCTGCTATCATTGAGGCGTTGGAGGCATTGATGGCCTGGGCAATGATGCCAATCCACTGGCCGTCCTGCGTGCTGTTGTCGAGCACGACATCAGATCCGAAAATTCCCTGATAGAGTGCAGCCAAGCGCGCAAAGATGGTTTCATAATCGGGCGCGCTGATCCCTTGAGCGCTCACAGTGCATGCGAGCTGCGAGATGTTTGAGATGGAAGCCATCAGGTGCCCGTCGATATATTGGTGCTGCCATACAATGTCTGCACCGTTGCTGAGATTGTCAGAACGCGATTGACTAGCGTGCTGCGGTAAGAGGCGATTGCTTGTACCCCTGGAGTGTCTAGAATGCGCTCTTGAATGACTGAGTCGTATGTGGGGGTGGTTCCACGCCCTAGGACTTGCGTGGACCATGGCACGCCACCAGAGGTATCCGCGAACCATTCGCCCAGCCACAGTTTCAAGCGGGTTTCGACTAACTGCCCGACCGCAGCGGCGGTGTTCTGCTCAAACGCGGCTTGACCGATGCCGAACTGCATATCGCCGTTGGCATCCATCATTCGCAGGCGCATGAACTACTCCGGCTTTTGTGTCGTTGCACTGCCTGACTGCACGCCAGGATGAACATGGCCCGACAGGGAGATGCCTTTGGCTAGGACATCGCTATCTGAGGAAACTGTGCCGCCGCTTACGGTCAATCCGGATGAGGTAAGCCGCATAACGCAGCTGCCAACCGTCATCGTAATCGCATCGTTCTGGAGGTCGATGACCGCGCCTCCATCATCCGAACGCAGTTGAGCGCCCTGCTCTGAAATGCCCGCCAACGGGCGGGCAGAGCTCGTCAGCCCAACGAAGGCTATCCCGTCAGAGAGATCGTGCTGTCGAAGATCATAGGGCGTCTGTCCCTTTCCGCTTTGCCACCAGTCGTCGATGGACCTTGACGCGAAGATGACCAGACATTCGTCTCCTTGTTTTACAGGAAACGTAAGGCTGAATCCGCCCCCCCTTGGGAAGTAAAGCGGGCAGTGGGGAAGGCCGGGCAGATCGTGAGAACTTATCGACCCATCATCGGCTACCGCGGTTCCTTTTGCCGCAAGGGCGACCGAGGCGTAGGGGGCGCCATTGTCGAACGTAACCCCCTGAATTATGCCCGGTAGCGCCGTCCACATGCGCGCCTGGAGGCTGTCCAGCCATATCCGCGCCTCTTCTTCTCTGTCGGAATAACGCTCTCGGATATCGGTCATCAGAACGCTCCCAACAACGAACGCGATTGAACCGCCGACACGTCGGTCGCTATGCAGGTTATGGTAGAATACCAAGGGTCGCCGCGCGTATCCCCGATATGTTCCACGAAAACAACACTGTAAGATCCGGTCGGCGAGATGCCCATAACGGTCCGGCGTGTGACTCCATTGTCAGTGGTGTACTCAAAATTTCCACCGTCGGTCGCCCCGTATGAGAGGTCCGCTTGCTGCCCTAAAACCAGACTGTCGTTTAGCGTCACATTCACGCCAACTTGCAGATCCGGGTTTAGAAGGCATGTCGCCTGTACGCCGCCGGGAACTTGCACTGGAATGCCGACCAACCCAGACTTTGGTGTCAATGCGATGCTTTTGCCGCCTCCGCCTTTTTGCATTGCGGTGATCTGATTGAAATTTAATGCCCCATCCGACACATTCCAGGCGCTGCCCGTACTTGTTCCAGCAACGCGGCAAATGTCGCGCGTCATACCGTACATCACTTTGGGGCGCGCTCCCGATCCAGATATGTCAGGGAAAGCGCCTGCGGCGATGTTATCGTCAGCCATATCTGTCACGGCCTGCGACTGGACGTCTTTCCATTGCCACCCCGGGGCAAGAACCTGCTGGGTCGTGGCGGTGGCGTAAGATTGTTCATTGCTGGATGCAAAGATATCAATAAACGTGTCCACCGGGTTTTCACGCCCGTGTCGGGTCTGAGCAATCGTTCCCGAGAATATCGTGGCGGCATTGCCCTGATAGCCCGCGGATAATACCACTCGGGTGAATTGCTTTTCGATAGCCTGTATGGTCGATGGGCTGGGATTATAGACTCTTGCTTGCAAGACGCGTGGCGTTTGCTGAGTGCCGTGAGTGATCTGAAAAGTCACCCGCAATGCAGACAACTCTATACCTGATCCGGACTGCCCAGCTACTTGCAGCGAGCAGACGCGCAAGTACTGCCGAGTACCGCTCATGACGTAACTGCCAAATATAGATGTGACGCGACGCCCAGATCAGAAAAGGTGGGCACCGCACCTGAATCGCCGTCGGTTACAAGATACAAGCTCACTCCCAAGCCCAGATAGGCATATTGAGCGAGGAGATCAGCACCGGTTACGAGGGGAATACCCAACACGATCGGATTGGCTGACGTGTCATATATGTCGAGCAGCCAGCCGCCTTGGTCGACGTTCTGGAAGGTGAACCGCAGGCTGTAGGTCGAGCCGTTGAAATCCGTCGAGAACGATTGCGGCGCGCTAACGAGCGGCACTTCATAGAAGGACGTCGCCATAGGCATACCACGCATTTTTGGGAGACTAGGGTTAGATAACCCGCTGCTTGACCAAAGTACAGAGTTATATCGCGTTTGCAGGATCAGCCCGTTGCGCGGGCCCGGGGCTCCAAAACGAAAAAGCCCCCAGGGCGAACCATGGGGGCGTCAGTCTGGCATCAGACCAGATCACAGTAGGGAGTTTGGTCAAGCGAGGCAAGGAGAAGGGGGGTTAAGGGCGTTGCTTTGCCGCCTCCTTTTCCGCTTTTTTCTCAGGCTTAGGTTTGAAAAGTCCGCGCAGGATGATTGCCACTAGGCCCAAAGCACTCGCCGCCGTACTACCGATAAGAGTGGTGAGAGATGTATTATTTATATGAAATCCGTCAAGATGTTGCTTGAAGTGGAAAGAGGATCCAATATTGAGATGCAGATCGAGTTTTGGAGAAAACCCTTGTAAGAATATTATAACTAAGCAGGCTGCGGAGAAGAACCAGAGGTAGAGTATGATCTGGTCGCTAAACCTCTGCTTTATAGCCATTTCTTGTCTTGATGCGGCTATTTTTGCTTCTTTTTTGAGGTTCTTGTAATACTCGCGTTTATCTCTCTCAAGTTGCTCTTCCTCCTTTACGGCGTTGCGCGCATCTTCGCTTTCCGTATCAGAGGAAGACTCCTCAATTTCGGGGGAGGGGTCGATAAGCCGACTTAGAAATTCCTCAAAGTTATCGGCCACGCGAACTCACTTGGCCTCGGCTCTTTCGAGATTAGTTCTTACCAACTCGTCGTAGTGTTCCTGGATCACCCCATTGTCGATAGGATGATAAAAGCCATGGACGTCTTTCGTCTTTGTCCAAGGCGTATTGTCTTGGTGAGTAATTTGCGAGAGTTTGAAGCCGCTGAAAGTGCGGTATTTCTCCCAAACGACGTCCAATAGGGCTTTTTCGTGGGCGGTTAGGTTTGTTGCCGCGATGACCTCTAAGTCATCGGCGTCGCCGCTTGGAACCGTCACTGAAATCGGCTCAGAGACAGCCCCTGCACCGTATTTCCTTAATGCTTGGTAGAGTTCTGGGTATACTGGTCCATATGGCCACGCTGCGGGTTGAGTTCCGATAAGCGGCGCTTTGAGAAGGGATAATCCCCATCCGTGCGCGATATAGGGAAGTTTCTGGAGCTGCATATTTGTGAGGGCTCGGCCTTCAGCATTTGCCCGCTGGAGAAACTCGTTTGCTATCGCTTTGACATTGTGGTTCGGCATCACACACCCCCCTTCACGCGGGGATTATGGTTGAACACGTTGGACATGCTCTTTCCTCCGGCTAGGGTTTAAACGGGATCGGCGTTCGCACAAACGCGAACACACCTCGCACGTCGAGGGCCGCGTCGCTTGTTTCCGATCTATCGCTGATATGGGCGTATGTTTCCATTTTGGCAAATGAATTCACTGATTCGAATTGGACAAAATAGCAACATCGTTGGAAATGCAGGTTTTCACGCAGTTAACGGAACTCCTGCGCCTCGCCTGACTTGAGTCATTTCACCTCTGGAAAACGACGATGACAAACAAGCCGAACCCAGCCAAGCCGGGGAGCGACGAGCCATTTGAGCCGTATCCCGACACGAGCCCGCAGCAGGATGACGCGCCTGAACACCCCGATCATCCCGAGGACGGAGGAAAGCCCAAATGACCTCGAAACCAACACCGACATACGACCCCAGCCATCCGGCACCTGAGCCCAAACCGGGCGAGAACGCGCCGCTTCCGGATGCGCCCGAGAACCCGACGAACTGATTGATAAGCCATGGGTTTCATGCGTGTTCGCCGCTTTTGATACGTATGAAATCCCTCGCGCGTGTGCTACATCATAAAATAATAATATCAAAGATCCATGAGTAAATTCCCAACAAATTGAGTGGCGTCGCGCACCAAGAAGAGATAAGCCAAATCATCTAGCCAAAAACCACGATTAACTCTGAGCTAGAATGAAAAGTGGGCAATCATGCATTTCCCAGAAATACGGCTCCTATCTCAAATTTCTTTTGCTATAGCTAGCGTAATTCTGATCTTACTGGCCGGACTTTTGGTCGTATTTGGCCTATATGATCTCATACGTAGTCTATCCACCTCATGGAACAGCGGGCGAGACGCTGTATTGCAGGCAATCAGCTATGTTGTCATAGCAATGGCAGTTTTTGACGTCGCCAAATATTTTGTAGAGGAAGAAGTCGTAAAGCCAACGCCCCACAAAAGCGTTGGGGAGGCAAGAACCAGCCTGACAAAATTTGTTACTACCATAACAATAGCAACCTTCATCGAGGGCCTTGTCGGTATTTTCGATATTGGTCGAGCTGGATATAATTCTATACTATATCCGGCAGCAATACTTTTGGTGGCGTCCTTTATTGTTCTCACTATGGGCGTATATCACTGGCTTATCTCTCCACGGGAAATGGGACGCGGTTAAAGCCAACCCACCTCCTTCGGCTGAGAAGCCGCTTTCTCCAAGCGCCAAATTGAAGCTCGGAGCCTCGAGAGCGAGATAGATATGACAATGTTTGAATTTAGCCTCGTTGCATCTCAATTAGAACGAGGAACTGTTGATCTTGAGGATCATTTTGCGGCGTCCGGGTGTTCGGATGCGCTGATCTCGTTTCGCAAAGGTCACATCGTACTGAAATTCGTCCGCGTCGCCGATACCCTTGAGCGCGCAATAAATGCTGCAATTGCAGATGCCCGAAGCGCAGGAGCGCTCATAAAACGCGTCGAACCGGAGTCATTGGTGAGTATCACAGACATCGCTCTGCGAACCGGACTCACAAAGGATTCGTTAATCATTTGGTCGTCAAATAAGGCGGCGTCTGGTTTCCCCGGGCCATCGTATAGGTTGACCTCATCCATGCCGTTGTGGGAGTGGCGGGACGTGGCTTGCTGGATGGTGCAAAATGGAAATATGCACCCCTCGGAACTTATACACGCTGAAACTATCCGCCGTGTGAACATGCGCTTGCAACGAGAGATGACATGAGTGCGCCCGTTGTTTGCCAGCAAGAGTGAGAGCCGAGGTAGAATCGAGGTAGCGCTCGGATTTGTCTTTATCAGCCTGCAAAACGCCCCCGCGGATGACACGGGGGCGAATGTCTACCACAGACGCCTCACGATAGCGTGAGGAACGGGGCAGGGCAACCGTTACGCGAGGGCAGGGCGCTTTCTGGCGCTGATCGTTCTTTCCACATTTTGAAGCCGGGTCAGAACTTCCGTCTCTTCTCTGATCTCTAACACGTCAAGATCGCGCCATGCCTGCATAATCGCCTGAGCGCCAAGCTTGAGCCGTTCGCGCTGGATATCGGCCTGGCTAACGTCTCCCTGCGTTATGGCGAGACCAGCATGAAGCGCAGACCCGATGTTCCGGCCCACCTCTTCCGCGCTCATGCGCTGCGGACAGGTTTGCGCGAATACCGCCAGCGCGCTCATGACGCTGCCTCCTTCGGGCGGGAGAAAGGGCGCGGCGACAATTCCGTCCGGCCTTTCTTCCCCTTGGGGGCAAGAGTGCCTTGCCCGGTCATCTTGTCCATGTGGACGCGGATCATTTCTGCGCCTTCGAATTGCATCCATCGAGGAACGGCATCAACGTGGAACAAGTGCCGTTCCTGATCCCTGCTATGCCGGATGCTGCCACCCAGATCGTTCCTGAGCAGCCAGTTCACGCACCGACGCGACATATTGCGGATGAGGCCGCCTCGGCCCTTTTGCAGTACCCCGGCGTTTTCAACGAAGAAGCGCATGGGGCGGTAATCTGTGGTGAAGCCCGCCGATGGGTCATACGCAGTCATCGCGGTTTCTAAGCGCTCGACCAGCGTAGCAAGGCGTGCCTCTTGCGCGTCCATTCGGGCGGTGACCGGCAGCAAAGCGCGAGTGATCACGGCTTTCGTGATGCCGCCGTGTTCGCTGCGGGTTAGGTGATCGCCAGCTGCGATGACCTTGCCGAAAAAGTGGTTGAACAGCACTCGGGCGCATTCGGTCTGATAACGAATGACCGTTGCCCGTACCTCATCCTTCAGGCGGTCGGGATGGATGGTGGCGAGCCAGAAGTTCAGAAGGTCAAGGGAGAGGCAGGTGCCGTCCTGTTCACCTCCGTCTGAAGGTATGGCTGTAACAGCCACACCTTTGGAGAGGACGGGATGAGCGTTCAGCTTTTTGCGCTGAAAGCTCCAATCCAGCCCCATACTCTCAACGATGGGCTTCATCGCAACGAGAGTGTTCTCAGGCCGGTCGCCCGCGATTGCTACGAGTTTTGCGCCATGAAAGTCGATGGTGGTGAGAGCGTTGGTCATGCCACGCCTCCTTCGCCGCGCAAGGCAGGAAAGAGAGCTTTCAGCCTTTCGCGAGCGGTGCCCCCATAGAAAATTTCGTGCGCGTCCCGAGAGTCATCGTCGAGCACTTCGAGCATATCTCCAGCGATTTGGAGCATCTCATCTCGCGACGGCGGGTTCTGTACGCGACGCATATCGACCACGCTATCCCACATCAGGCCAATCACTGTGCATTGGTCAGATGCGAGCTTCTCCAGATCTTCACGGGAAAGCGCCTTGATCGCTTCTCTGAAATCGATCTCAACGGTGTTGAAAATCGTTTTTGCGCCATCAGGCGTGTTTGTGCTATCTGCAGTCATCGCAGTGTCCTTTCAGGGTCATTGTTCAGAGGCGACGGGGCTGCTTTCCACGGCCGGACCCGTCGCCTTTTCCTTTTCCATTTCCTGCCGAAGCAGAAAGACGATGTATCCGTTCATCGTTCGCTCCTGACGTTTCGCCGACGCTTTAACGTGTCGATGAAGCTCCAGCGGAAGGCGGATTTTCATTTGGGGGTCTGCGTGTTTCACATGGATGCCTCATGGTTCATTGGTGAACCACATTATATAGACATGACGAATCGCTGGACGCAAGAGAAAAAGTGGTCCACTCACAAACCATGAGTGCAAAAGATCCCCAGATGAAGCTGCGCCTACCTAGCGCGATTAAGGACGAGATCGAGCGCATCTCGTCTGATACGGGTCGATCAATGAATGCAGAGATCGTTCGGCGACTTGAGTGGGTGCTCGGATCCGGCAGTAGGTATTATGAGATCGACGGGCCGGATTATCCTGAACATTGGAGATCCCAGGCAGAGCAACAACATCCGAACTTGTATGGGTCTAAGTACAGGGCCGAAGATTTTCCTGATGATCAGACATCCAGTGATGGTCTTGATGCCGTTGAGCGTGCCCTCATTCGCATGTGGCGCGCAATGAATGATGGCGAGCGTAATGCTCTAGCAGTGGTTGCCGAGCAACTAGCCGATAAGGCGCGACATGGGGATGTAAGTTGATCCAAAATCGATATGGGGCGGGAAAGGAAATACATGACCGACGCGCGGAAAAAGCTCGTCCACAACGAGACCACTAAGCTGCGGGCCAACGCTGTAAACACAGTCGCAACTTACGCGTTGACTGCTGGGGTGGTGTCCCCGATCTTGTCGCTCACAATCTCATCGCCATCTCAGGTTCAGCGCCTTATAATCTTGGCTGCTGGCACCCTGTCAGCGGTCGCGGCGTTCGGGCTCTATTGGGTCGCAGGAGCCTTGTTGAAAGGTCTAGAGGAATGAACATGCTGGCATTTGCATTGAGCGTCTTCTTCATCCCCGTGGCATTCGGTTTGGCAGGTCTGGGCCTTTACGCCATGGGGCGCAAGGGTATCTGAGCGCACTTTCTTGAGCCGGGAAAGCGTCAGTAAGAAAGCCGCCCTGAATGGGCGGCTCCTCAGTCACGAGAAGGCGGTGCGCTTCTCCGGGCCGATCTTCTCCTCTATCCGCGCGCGTTCAAAATCTAGAGCGGCACGATGAAATAGCCCTTCCATCCGCTCAAGCAGAACGCGCTCTTCCTGCATCTCCGTCATGTAACGGTCTCCCTGGAGGGTGCAAAAGGGCGCAGACGCTTCACGATCCGGTTGGACCATTTCAGGGTCGCTTGTGACCCCTTGCCACCCTTACGCGTCGTGTCGAACATGCGTCCGAAGGGTGCGCCCTTCTCCGTGGCTTGATAATCCGAGCCCGATGACGATGCCTGGACCTTGACCTGATAGCCCTCAACAATGAGCAGCTTGTTCACGGCCATGGCGCTGAGGCCGATCTCTTTCCCGATCTCGGTTGCCGTCAGGTAGGCGTCATTGTTCGGCGCTGCGATGGATGTGACGCCCATGATCTCCAGCGGATTGACGCCTGTCATGTTGAATGTGCCACGCGCTGCGTGGAGACACTGCTGGTTCTCGTCGAAGCCGGGGAGGGTTCGGGCGATCTTGAGAAGGCGCGTATAGGTCGTGTCGAAGGATGGCTTGCGGGGACGTTTGGGTGCCTCCTTAACGGAGGTGCCTTTGCCGCTCTCTAACTCCATCCAACGTTGCACTACTCGGAGGCGGAGGGCCGCATCATAGCCAAGAACGAGATTGTAGGTCAGATCTTGGTCAAGGTCGAACGACGAGGTATAGCCACGCGCATCTTTATACCTGACATAACCCATTGATTTTGCTTGATGGCTCAGATCTGATCCATCCTTGTGGATGGCATCGATCATGATAACGATGTCGCGGATGACATTCTTATGCGTCTTGCCAGTCAGCGCGGCGATCTCACGTGACGACATGGTAGGCTTCCCGCTCAATGATGGAGCGTTGGTGCTGGAAATTGCAGGCGTGCTTATGATATCAACGGTCATAGCCATTGTTCCTTCTAGTTCACTGGTGAGAGGCGTCGGAATTGCTGCCAGGCTGGTCCGACGCCTTTTCTGTTTGGAGAATATTCCGCAAAATCGAAGTCAACTCTCCGTTTGCAGATCTGTCATTCTGTGCTGCACGAACCTTTAGGGCCCGTAACAGCGCACGATCGACACGGATTGTGAGAGATGCTGTGTCTGCCATATGCTCCTCGTGTGTGCGCCTATTATGAACGCACTCCCTTCTTACGGTGCGCCCAAAATGGATGCAAGTGGAATGTGCGCCTAAAATGGATTATTGCGTGGGAATGTCTGAAGAACGTCTTTCCGTCTCGATTCGCATGACGCGAGATCTCACGCAGCGCCTCAAGCAAGCCGCGAACGACCGTTCCCACTCGATGAACGCTGAGATCGTGCAAAGGCTTGAGTCTTCGTTTTTGGACGATAGCGCCCCTATGACGCCACAGGATTTGGATGACGCGTTCCTAGATGCTGCCGAAATGTATATAATATCGGCAGATGATGAGGCTGTTATGAGATTGCTCGGCAAGAGATTTACCTATCGCCGAAAGTAAGTCAGTGTAGGCGCTCACAACATACCCTTGGCGGGCATTATTCCATGTGACCGGTCGATGAGAGAATCTCGGCCAATACTTGTGTATGGATCACAAGGTTCGAGCCCCAAGCGTCCGAAATTCGGACGGTTGATGGGGCGCATCTAAAAGACTGCAATCACCTTGGTCGATCTCTATGTCGCGCCGCCGGGTTTAGCTCAGCGGCGCGACGGCCTTCTAGGAAGGTCTTAGATGCTGATCTGCCTTGCGGCTAGAGAGCAGCGCACGGGAGTAAGATCACCGCCTGGAAACTCGTTGTCAATGATCGCGGACTGGCGAGTAAGCGCGTCTGACTCTGAGGCATGCACTCGCGAGCGAGCGATAAGCAATGCGATTTCGAGTGTTCATTTTGAACGGGGTCTGCTACTGTTCAAATTGAACATATGGGAAATACCAGTGACAGCTTCCGAAAAAATCAACATCGAACGCTTGCGCGCGATCTGGGCGTTGGTGGTGTCCGGAAGCACGGAGGGTGAGCGTGACAACGCGCGAGGTCACGCCGAGAAGCTGCTCAAGCGGCACGGGCACTCGCTCTCTGATGTTCCTAAGCTTCTCAAACGCAAAGGCACTCGCCGAAAGGCAACGACGCCGCCCGATTGGTATGATCAGTGGGAAGACCAGGTGCGCCGCGAGAAGGAGGATCTACAACGTCGGGAAGAAGAGGCGCGCGAGGCTGAAAGGAAATCTTGGCATGCGAAGTGGCAGGCTGAGCATGAGGCCGAATACGAAGAGATTCTTGCCCGATTTGGCTCCTCAGAGCAGGTGTTCAAATTGAACGCAATGGAAGAGGCGATCTTAGAAAGCGTCAAGCCATGGCGCTTTGTCGATAAGACAAGCCATCCGGGATACGAATTCGTCAATTGGCGGGGCCGCCCCAGAGGAGACTTGGGCGATTGGGCCGATGACATCTTGGACGCAATCAAGGGCGCCGTCCCAATGCCACAAACGTTGGCGGAGGCAATGGCAGAGGCGGATGTTTGGGATGCGCTCGGGCACGCCCGGTGGCTAGTATCAAAATATGAGACGGGGGAAGCTATTGAGGAAACGTTTGAGCCGCCAGTCAGTCAGCGCAATTGGCTCATCAGAGACCTGGCCGATCGCGATATGCCTGCGGAGACCCTAGATGACGTAATCCACCGTACTCGAAGGCTTGCCAATAGGGGATACCGCGACGATTACGAACTTGAATTGCTCCTTGCTGATTTAATGCGAGTGCGGAGCGCGAGTGCCGCCGGTAAGGTTGAGGATCTAGAGAACCGACAACGGGAGGATGTTCAAAATGAACATCCAAGGCCGCCCCTCAGCGCGCGAGAGAGGCGCGTTCAAATTGAACGAATTCTTCAAACGGAAAAAGGGAGGGCAATGTCTCTGAGGCAGATCGCTCGTATGTTCGGCGCGTCACCAGCAACAGTGCTTTCCATCAGAAACAAGATCGAACAGAGCGCCCCCTGAGGGCGCAGTCCCTCATCTTGTCTCGCTCCCCGGCACTGTTGCTGATACGGTTGCGGCCTTCTCTGTCGGCTGGAGCGCACATGAAACGTCGCCTACTGAGTCTCGCTTTGGGGCTATCTTTCTGCATCTCGCTTGCCGCGCACGGGCAGGGATACCAGACGCCTCCGACGCCCTTGTCGGGCTCTCCGTCGCTCTCTCCCTGGGCGCTCGGTATGGTTCCCTCGAACGTTTATAGCGCAGCTCATTCGGTCACAGGCGATCCGATCGTTGATGCGATGCCGATGCCTGCCGGTGTTTCCGTCCCTGACCCATCTCACGCCTTTCCCAAGGTTGACATCAAGGCGGCTTGCTCGGGCATGCCTAGTCAGAGGCAATATGCTATATGCATGAACACTGAAACGACGCTGCGAGGCGAGTTGTCGCAGCGATGGAGCCGAACATCTGCGGCGGCGCGGCTGGACTGCCAGGAAAAGGCGAAATCGCGCGGGTTTGCACTTTATTACACGTCTTTAGCGACGTGCATCATATCTGAAGGCCGGGCGCTGGAGCAGAAGCAGGCCCAGAAAGAGTACGACGACCGGCATGGCGCGTACCGCGGGGCGCCGAGCAAGCCCGCGTATCCGGAGGAAGCCCTCGAAGACAGGGTGTCAGGATATGTCCAAACATCCTGCAATATGGCTCAAGGGAACGATCGTTTGTGGCGGGCAAAGGCGTGTCGCGTCCTGTCTTCAAGTGGGCGGCGGGATTTTGAGCAAAGCGTGTTGGATGCAATGTCCAGATCAACTTGGTCAGACGATCAGTTGCCTAGCACTATAGATAGCGGTGGGAATATGGTGACGACCAACACTTTTTCAACGAACTAGTCGTTAGCGGCTTGCCAAACCGGAGACACCACCGAAGACGACGCTGAGAAGACTCTGCGGCGGGTTAGCGACCGGTATCAGCGCCCGAGTTCCGCCTTTTTGCACGGACGCTGTATCCGCCGGGTTCTTCTGATTTTCCAGCGCTCCAACACTCGCAGTTTGAGTGTTCACAATGAACACCTCCACACACCGGCATGTCACAAACATCGAATACGCGGTGTCTGCGGTCGTCTCGGTGCTGACCTCCGCGATCAGCATATTTTTGTAGAGACGCTTGCCCGTGACGATGGTGCAGAGCTGACGAGATTCCTGGAGCTGCAGGAGCGTCTGATAGACCTGCCTGACATAGCCCTCGCCGAAGTTGTCCATCAACCCGGTGATTGATGTTGAGTCGGTAAAGTCCGAAGTGAGCGCCTGAATGCTGCTATTGGACCAACCGTATTCGAGCTCAAGCTCAGCTGGCAGCTTGTACGCGTGGTCCGTGATCGCGGCCCCTTTCTGGACTGGCTGCGCTGTTATCCCAAGGGCATCACGATGCCGCTCCCTGATGGCGAGGTCAGGGATCACGGTGATTGGAGACACCGGGTTCCCTTTCTCATCATTGACGTCTCCAGCGCCGGTGATCGAGCGGCTCCCCGTGAAGAGAAGGGAGGCCAACCCGAAGGCGGATCCGATTGCTGAGATTGCTTCACTCACATGAGCCTCGTTTTCGCATTGCGGACAAGATTTGCACTCGCCTGGTTCTGAACGCGCAGGATGGATTGCCCTGTCTGCTCAGGATTATGCGAGCCGTTGACCGTGATGTGGTTGGTTTGAGTGACCGTTACTGGTTGCCCCGTGGATTGATTGGCAGGGGGCGCCGCGTTTTGGCCCTGGGGGATATTCGCGGTCACCGATATGGGTTTTCCGTCACTGCCTCCCGTTACAACATATCGGCTGTCCATCGCACGCGCGTAGGCAATGCGACGATCGAAGCCCAGATCTCCAGGGTTTTCGCCTGACCGCTCTATATTTTGCGCGAAGAACCCGGTGGCTGCCTCCAGCCCGCTAGTCTCCATAAAGCGCTTGCCAGCGCCCTTTTCCCCGCCCTGACGCATCTCCCAAACGAGAGCTTTTAGCTGGTCGATGTAGCCCGCCTTGGTGACATCTATGCCTGTGCCCGCAAGGATTGCTTTCTGACGTGGCTCATCCCATTGAGCAAGGCCAGCGTGGCTGCCATTGCGAGCGCTGGTGTTAAGCCCGCTTTCCTGCTGAAGGTTGCCGAGGACCGCTAGGGCATGCGTTCGGTCGAATCCCTGCCCGAGCAAATAAGCTAGGCCGCTTTCTGCTCGCTGGGGGATGCCAACCATCCCGCCATAATCGCCCAGCATATTTCCTGTGGCGTCCTGGTCGATGAGGGCTTGTTTATGAAACTCCCTGTAGGCGTCGCGCACATCGGATCCCACTTTACGAAAGTTGCCGTGCAGCAGGTCGTCGAATGCCTTTGCTGTGCCGTTTACGAGCGCCACGATCTGCTTGAATGTGGTCGCCAGTTCAGTCCGCATAAAGCGATTGAATGGTGCCAGCCAGCGCTGAGCGCGGGGCCACATGTCATCGAAGAGCACACCAATCTGATGCAGGGCATCCATTGCGGCGTCGATGCCGGGCTTCCACTGCGCCCAATCGATCAGGGATGTCCCGCCTGCCTTCCACGTCTTGTAGTCGTCGTAGAGGGCTATGATTGCTCCACCGATCGCGAGCAAGCGTCCGAGCGGCGTTGCGAGGAAGCCTCTATTGAGCAGCCTCCAGGCAGCCCCCAGCGCGCCGATGGTCACGATCCACGTGCGCGTGCTCTGATCGAGGTTGTTGAAATGGTCCCACAGGTCAGAGAGGATACCGACGCCGCGCCCGAAAAGCTGAGCTAGGGCGTCTCCGAGGGCCAGAATGAAGCGCGTTGCGCGCACGATGATATCGGTTATGCGGTCGAAGTTCTCGAGCATGAGCTTGCGGAACCGGACGATATCACCCCCGACGCCTCGCTCGAGCGAAATGGCAACCTTGTCGCGCAGCGCCTGAAAAACGAGGCCAAGCGAGCGAAGCTGCTGCATGAACGTCGCTGACGAGCGCGCCGCCTGGTTCTGATCGACGCCCGCCCGTCGGTAGATGTCTCGATATTCGCTGCCGAACTGCCCAAGCCCGCGCCGCATGGCTTGAAGCGTGTTTTCATCGATGCCCAGAACCCCGGCCTGGGCTTTAGCTTGGTAGTAGGGCTCCGCCTGGAACTGCTTCGCCAGATCCTGCATAACATCGGCTGTATCGCGCAGCTCACCGTGCGTGTCGCGGGTCTGAACGCCCAGGCGTGCGATGAATGATTCGCCACCCGGGTTAGAGCGCAGGAAGTTGCCCATGGCCTGCAAGCTGCCGCGAGCGGCCTCTGCGCTGCCTCCCATCTGTCCGACCGCGTAGGAGAAAGACTGCATGCCCGATACGCTGGACATCGCAATCTGAGACTCGTACCCGAGCCGCGAATATGCTGAAGCGGTTTTGAAAACCGCTGCCGATTCAGCAAGGAACGCCGCGCCAGCGGATAGGGCAATACGCTGCCCGATCACCATCATCTGGTTAGCCGCTTCTCCCGCCTTCGTGAGAAAAGAGGATTTTTTGCTAGTCTGTTCGACTGCGGTGCCTACCTTGGAGAGCGCATCGCGATACAAATGCGCCGCACCTGATGCGGACGTCAGTTGCTCGTGAATGTCAATCAGAACTTCGGCAAGTATTTTGAGAGTGTCGCCGAGGCTGGTTGCGGCTTGGTCTGCCCCTTTCAGCGAGTTTTGAAAGCGCTTTTGCCCAGTCTGATCTACTGTCCAGCCAAGGCTAACCAGAAATTCCCGCATCACACCGGCTTCGGCCATATTCAGTCTCTCTTTCGTGCGGCTTCGCTAGCCCGGAATTCGTTTTCGGCCTGGCAGTCCAAGGCGTCATGCAAGAGTGCGATCTGGAGTAGGGTGGTTGACCCATCGTCCAGGTCGCTGATGCGCAGATGTCGGGTCATCACCGGGCGCAGGAGATAGTCTTCGTCATCCGGGAGCCTGACAGCCTCGTAGCTTAGGCCACCGCCGCGTCGTTCGAACCTGACGGGGCGGTGGGCATAAAACCCGCCAGATTGTCCTGCACCACGGCACCGGCCAAACGCAGCATCATCTGCATATCGATCCAGTCGTAGCGGAGCTGACCGCTGGGCAGCGCGACATTGCAAACGGTGCCGTTGTCTCGATATTTCACGACTGACAAGCACGTATCGAGAACGTAGTCACAATCAGCATCGGAAAGGTTTGCGATGGAGGAAGCGACTTTCGAAAGGTCGACATCCCCGCCGCCCGCAATTCCGTCCAGATCGCTCTTGCCGCCATTGCTGACCATCGCGGCGAAGAGCGGGGCCAAACGACGCGCAACATGGAACTGCTGCCTTGCGCTCAGGCGCCCCGTGATAAACGCCTTCTCACCAATTTCGATATCGGCCATTAGCTGTAAGTCCCCAGGAAGCCAGTGATTTTACCGGAGCGGAATGCCCATGTGACCGTCCCGCCATCCTGGGCATAGTCGAGGTTGGGCTGACGCGTGAAAGCACAGCCAGCACAGACGATGCTGTCGTCTGAGTTGTTCTGGTTGATCGTGATCACGTTCTTGCCCCACGCTGCCGAGGTGATGCGCTGGGCATTGTAAGCAGCCATCAGGATCGCATTGTAGGGGCTGGTCTTGAGAAGTCGGACAGTGACCGACCCCGCATTGCCTGCGTGGAGGGAGTGCATATAGGAGCCGTCGGCGCCGACGGTGAGGTTCGTTTTGTCGCCCTCCATCTCGATTGAGATGCCTTCCTCGCTCGCGCCTGCCTCATTGCCCATAGAGCATGCAAGGCCGACACCGACGATGGACGCGGTTACGTCGAGGAACGAATAGGTGGATCCAGTAGCCATGTTTCAGTTCCTCAATTGACGATGTTGACGAGCACGTTCGAAGAATGGACCGCGCCCGCCAGTTTACAGGCAATCTGCATCGTCACGGCCTTGCGAGCGGCCCGATCAGCCGCGCTCTGGGAGGCGATAGGGGGCTTGTAGATGTAATAGCCGTCTGTAAGCGTATCGCCCGTATTGATCGCCCCGATCGGCGGCCCCTCCCATACGCCTGGCGCGAAGAATCCGTTGGCGACATAGGCTTGCGAGACGCTGTCGTAGTCAGCCTTGAGCGTCGTCATGCCTGCGTCTGTCTGCGGTATCTTGGTCGCAGCGTAGAGCCTGTTGAAGCCTGCCGTCTGGAGGGAGTTCTGGTAAGCGTCTGCACCGATGCGAACGTCGATGAACGTCCCATTCGACATGACGCCCTGCTGGATGATCGCGGTGCCATTCTGATAGTTGACGAAGTAATTGCAGTTCTTCGCATCCAAGGCGTTCGCTTGCGTCTGGCTCAGCGTCTCAGCGGCGACCCCGGGCTCGCTCTTGAATTTGAGCGTAATGACCGAGTTGTTTGCCGCATAGTCCACTGTGGCATTGCGACCGAAGAGGGACGCCGCTGCATAGGGACTGCTGCTTGAGTACTGACAAGCCGTACGCGATAGATTGGCCTGCTTGAGCAGATACGCGAGGTCGGTGGTCGATGTGGGGTCCATCGCGCCCGCCTCTTGCGTCGTCACGAATAGCGCGCGCGAAGGTGAAAGCCCCTCGATCATCTGGGCAGCCGAGACGACTGCGCTATCGGCAGGAGCAGCAGCGAGGGCGATCACGCAGCCATACCAGTCTCCAGAAGCGCTTGCGAGGCGAGCGATCGTATCGGTGAGCGCTTCTCCCTGACGCTCTTCGCCTACATAGAGCGTCGAGGGCTGGGGCGACTGCGAAAAGAACATGTCTCCCGCCAGATATTCTGGCGCTGTCGTGCCGAAATCCTCCGCAAGAGCGGCGAGGGACGTGTAGGCGCGCAAGTTTTCAGTGGCGCCTAGTACGCCAGAGGAGCCAATCACAAGGAGTGCGCCGAAATTGCGCGTTCCGGCGGCTGTCGGCGATAGCGTGACGGTCACGCTGACGATGTCTGATACTGGCAATCCGGCGCTCATGACGCAGCATTCTCCGTGTTGAAGGTGTCGGTAGTTGTTTCCGTCTGGAATGTCCCTTCGGAGGAAAGAACGCTCTGCAGCGGATAGGTGCGGACGGCATGGCGCCTGATCCGCAAGCGTATGTCTGTTCGAGGCAACCATTGCTGATTGACAAGTGACGGCACTCGATCGATGCGGCCGATGTCCAGCATGGCCATGCCGTTGGCCTGCAGAACGCCTCGGTTGACGCCAAGCGTCAGTCCGTCGCGCAGGCGAGACGCAAAGCCCGCCCCGTTCGGCCCATAGAATGAGGCGAGCAGTTCGAATGTCTCATGCCTGCCGACATCAATGCTGCCGTCCTGGTTGATCGTCTGATAGGCATTTACGTCATGAGACTGGCTCACGACCCCGAGCGCACACCAGTCGGTATCTGGGGGGAGCTGTTTGGGCGGGCGCGGTTGCCAACGCCTGCGCACATAGTCTCGTGGCAACCCGGTAATCGCCGCGACAAAATCGCCGAGCAGGAGATCGAGCGCCGCATCCTGATCGATATTCTCGGCTGCAGAAGGAAGAACGGCTCCGGTCGCGCTGGTCATAGATCAGTCCTCGTTCTGAAGCGCCAAGAGGGCGCAGCGCGCAACAGAGAACCCTGCACCGAAAGCGCCCCAATCATCGACCGAGACGACTGTGTAGGTCTTGTTGTTGGCGATGATCTCGTCTGCCGAGAGCGCCCCATCTCCAGCGAGAAGATTGAAGCGCGAATATAGTGAAATACCACCGGAGAGCCGTTCTGCATCAGGTAGGCGCAGAAGCTCCTGAGACGTGATCGGCACAACGACGCCGTGAAACTCGAAAGTCGTTTTCTCGACTGTCGCCTCTCCGCGACCGTCCGTACCATCCTGCATGCGGGTCACGACAATCGTCTGACAGAAGTCCGGATCATCGAGCAGGTCTGAGACGTCCAACATCGGCATTATCGGCGCGTCCTTATGTCACGGATTACGTAAGTGACGTGGGCTTGCAGGTCGCCTGTATCGATAAGCGGCTGCGCTAGCTCCGTTGAGGGGGCCATCCCCGCACGCCTGTTTTGGAGCTCTTGGGCGGCGCCGGCGTCTCCCGCCTTCTTTGCTCTGATGCGGGCTTGGAGTGTGGCGTCAGAAAGGGGAACGAAGGGACCCACATCCATCTTGTCCTTCACCGCCGCTTCAGCGCTCAATCCGATAGCAGCCAGAGCCGTTTCGACGGCAGCAGCATCCCCGCGAAGCGCGGCTTCTCCCGCTTTGCGCAGTCGATCAATCGACTGCTGTTCGACCTCTGCCACGCCAGGCACGAGGAATGGACGTGCGGGAAGATTGCGGCTGGGATCGCCGGTTTCGAGCACGTATCCGATCAGCGCGTTGCTTGCGTCTCCGCCCTCATTTCTCTCGGCGTTTTCTTCCGGGATGCCGACGAGAACGCGTTTCGATGTCAGCGCAGTCACAGCCTTTCGCATCTCGGGCAGGCGATTGGCTTTGATAGTCACCCCTGTTTTCACAGCTGCGTCCCTCCCGCCCCGAATAGGCTGACGAAGGCCCAGTATTGGCGTCCATAGGATGTCGTATTCCAGAACCCGGCGTCGTCATAACCGCCGATCGACGTATCGTAGGACTTCGACAGGGGCCCGACACTCTTGGACGAGATGACGCCCACACCTGGTGTCGCGCCGCCTTGAACCGCAGCAGCAGTCTGAGCGCCCACAGTCAGTTGATGAGCCACGAACAGACCAATTCCGAGATTGGTGCTTGCTCCCCATCGCGTCTCGTCAACGAAAGACCTTCCCATTTGCAGCCAAAGGGAAACAGTCGGCATCGGGAAGCGTGTAGCATCGCTGAATTCAGGAAAGAGGGTGAGAAAATCCGAGGCGGTCATGCCGCTGTTTGTGACGCCCGCCACGACGTCTTGGCTGCTGTTCAAGCCCAGGTTCGGCTGTGTCTGCATCGACTTTTCCTTCGACAGCGCTTGGGACTGCAAGACTGGCCGCACAGCCGTTCGACTGGCTTTCCGACGTGCAAGAACGCGGTCCGGCGAAGACGCACCTTTCCCGCACGCTCGGATGCTCCGCCTCGCTCTCGCTCAAATCCAGCCACATTGGCGGATGGACATGATGCTCGCGCCCGTCTTCTCTTTTGAGGAAGAACGGGTGCTGGACGATAAAGAGAGGCACCTCTCAGATGCCGTATCGACTGCCGGTCGTCTCGGCGTAGACGAACTCGACCTGGCCCAGAAGAGACCAGTACGTCGTACGAAGCCACATGTCCTGATAGGTGATTGGAGTCTTCTGCAGCGGCACCAAAGGATAGCGAATGAGGTTCAGATCCTTCGTGTAGGCGAACATCATGTCTGCTCCGCCCGTACCGCGACCGATGCACCATTTGCAAGGCAGGATCGATAGACGCTCTCCAGTGCTCTGGGTGTATGGGTTGTTGACCCGCAGATATTCGAGGATCGACTGCGTGCCTGCACTCGAAACCGTTTGGTTGAGAAGCGAGAACTGAGCCGGGGGCATCAGAATATGGGAGGGGACGTACTTCCACCCGGACGTCGCCCAGACGTCGGACTGAAGCGCCAGCACATCGGCTTGAATTTGCGCCGGCGTGTCGATCTTGCTCGCAAAAGATGTGCCGCCATTTGCGCCGGTGTCCGCAACCTGCGACGACACCGCCGCTGGGTTGTTCAGCATGCCGTAGGCACCCTGGAAAGACGGCTCACCGATGTAAACCATCTCATCGATGTCCATCTGGTGCTTCAGATTGATCGCAGCCAGCTTCTGAGCATCAATGGGCCGCCCTAGTCGCATCGCCTTCTCGAGCTCTCGGTAGGTGTACTGAAGCGTTGAGCCCCATTCACGCAGCGGCTGCGCGATCTTGTCGATATCAACCTGTGCGGCGGGGATCGCCGTGCTTTCGGCGCCAATCCAGTTCTTCCCCGCAGGGTTGATGCCGCCAACGCTTCCGAACGAGGAGCGCGTGAACGACGACAGATCATCGGATACGCTTACGTCCTCGCGGAGGTCGATGTCTCGCCCCCACGTGACCATGGCCAAAGGCTCGTGAAGCGTGGGATCGAGGCGTTCCAGCTCGCCGATAAAGAAGTTTCCGACACTGTCCATGGTCGCAGCATCGAAGGTAAAGGCACTGTCCAGCGTCCGGGCGCGAACGATGGACGGAGAGGAAAGCGCCGTGGATGCGCCGCCCTTGACGGAAGAAGTCAGCATGTAGGGATATTCCATATCAAGATGGGCGCGCTCAGGCGCCGCGGTAAGGGCGATTTACTGGAGATTGAACGAGATCTCGGTGATGCCGTCCGAGCCAGCCGGCCCTTCGAAGCGCGCATTCGGCAACTCGATCTGGTTTCCTGCGGTCGCATCAACGGTCGCTTCAAAGCCCCCGATGAACTCGCCAGTTCCCGGATTGGCTACTCGCACATAGACTGGCGAACCCTTCACCGGAGTGCCGGCCCCGTTGAGCACAACACTCATGAACCCGCGGCGGGCAGTATCCTGAGCGCCCCCATTGATCTGAGGGTAGGCAGTGCGCCCGGTATTGGTGACGGCCCTTCCGGGATACGACCGAACAAGGAGCCCTGCGATCTGCGATGCAGTTTCGCCGCCGGTCAGGGGAGTGATCTGGCCGGACCCATTATATTTGACTGGCAGCCCGAAGCCGTATGCCGACCAGTTTGCAGCCGGGTCGAGAGACTCCGGCGTGATATCGCCCGGCGCGGGTTCGCGCGACAGTGTGCCGGCATAACCGGTATCAATGCGGAATTTGTAAGCGGTCATGATCGGACCTTATGCCTGGCGCTTCGCGAAGAATTCGCGGTTGCGCTGGTTGATGGAAGCGGCGGTGACGCCTGCGCCGGCGTGATTGTCGATGCGCGGTGGCGAGAACTGTGAGCGCGGTGCGTGGTTGGCGCGGCGGATCGCATCGCCTGCTGCACGGAAGGCGTTGAACACTGCATCGTGCGTCATCGCCTTTGTTCCGCGCTTGCCGACGAAGTGCTTGACGATTGGGGCCTTGTCTGCGTCGGCCATTGCGGCATCCAGTGCCCGGCAGCGGATCGCGTGGATCGCATCGCGCTTGGTGACTGCCGTGCCCTTGGCATCCATCGTCGGTGTTTTCTGACCGGGGTTCAAAACCTCTGCCGTCGCAATGGCGTCGCGGAAGACGGTCGTGAACGCAGCGTCGCCAGTCGGAGCACGATTGGTATCGTCCAGACGTTCGGCTTCGTCCTCAATCTCCGAGACCGCGGCCGATTCCTCGTCAGCCGTAGCGCGTGCTCCAGCCGATTCATCTGCGCGCGCGATATCGCTCGGCGTCAGCCCGCACACAGCAAGGCACTCGCGGATCTTGTCCTCGGACATGCCTTCGGCGCGCATTTTCTCGGCCATACGGTCCGCTGCGCTCTGCTCGGTCGGCTCGGTCGGCTCAGCATCGGTCGCAGGCTTGACCATCGCCTCGATTTTGGCGGCGAGGGCTGCAATCTGCTCCTTGATTTCGGCCAGCGGATCAGCGTCGGTCGCAGGCTTGGCGATGGTTGGCTCGATACGCTCACCATTATCGCGGGTGCGCCGATCGGTCGTGGTGCTCCCGCCCTCGGGCTCTTCCTGCGATCCCTCGCGGATCGCTTCCTCAACGCCGTCAGCGTCGTTAGTAGACAATGCGGTCAGGAGCTTGTGGCCCCAAGACTTTTTCTTGAAAGCCATCCGGCCCTCCAACAGTGGTGAAAGTTGATCACCGACGGCGCACTGCGCGCCACCACGTCCGCGCATCACAAGCGCGAGGTGGTTTCCGATGATGTTGCGTTGCTTGTAGTGTCCCGGCGCGCCCTCTATGGGCTCGTAATCAGCGTCGTAGCCGGGAGAAACCTCGCGCCATCCACGCTTCTCGATCGCTTCAATTGCGCGCTCGTCACGGATGATCGCATCCCCTACAAGCATGTCTTTTTTCTCGCCCTCACCGCGCCTGAGATGCGTAAGCGTCCCACGGGAGAATGATTGGTAATTCGCCGGGTTGAGCATCACGCCAGGCGGATGGTTGAGCGTGATTGGCACGCCCTCGAACGAGGTGATTGTATCGGGGTGGAAGAGGGTCTCGGCATCACGGTGAACCGTGATCGTGCCGTCCTTCGCAGGGTCGACGGGCAATTCTGATTGGTCGTAGGTCATCTGACCAAGGCGGGCGATTGGGACATCCCGGCATAGCAGAGAACCATCTGGCAATCGCTCGCGCGTTTCGCCTATTCTCTGCACCGTATAGACATCCGCGCCCCGCTTGGGGGCGAAGTCACATGTGGAGATTTGTTTGAGCACAAGCACAAATCCTGAACCAATTGATATCGGTTGGGTGATCGAAGAGCTGCGCATGGTCGCGCACGAGAACGCCGATTGCGGCGCGCTGGAACCGGCTCTTATGGTGAGGGAGTCACCAGAATATGCCGGTGCATGGCTAATCGTGCAGTGGTGGCGCTATCTGATCGAGGCGGCGCCAAGAGACACCAAAGCCGCCGCAATGCTCTCGCTCATCAAGGGCAAAATCACCGAGGATGACTGGCCCGAGGGAGCTGACGATAGACGGGCGCCGGATCTTAGTATCTTCGGGCTTTGATGCCGCTGCTCAGATCCCCATCTGACGAGTGGATCTGAGAATAGCTAATATCCTTAGCTGCCGCAGCGCATCGTCCATTGCTTTATCAGCGGCTTGCTTGTCCATGGGCAGCACCGCACTCTTGTTTCGTCATTCTCGAACAGCCAACGGAACATCACATCTCTCCATCCAGGATCGGCACTTGGTAGCACCGACAGTTATAGATGCCGCCCGGCATGAGGGGCTGGCCGTCAACTACTGGCGGATTTGCATACTCACATATCGCGCCGTTCATCGCTTTGTGGCTTGCGCGCGTTCTGGTGTCTCGATGACTGCGCCAACGGAAGTGCGTGCATCCCGCCGCCTGAGCCCGCGCCTGTGTCAATACAGAGGAGGCGCGGGCCGTTTCGGTCCTCGCAATGCAGATTGCGCGGCTCTCAGCGACTTCGCCCGACCTCATGATCTCTTCGACCATTGATCGCGAGCGAGACCCGCTGATTAGACCTTCGCGCGTCAGCTTCTGGATGCGTTCGGCGGCTTCGCGGGGCAGGGACGTGATTAGATCGACCTGCTCGCGTTGAAGTGCCTGCATCGTTGCCCCTGTAGGGGCCGTCTCAATCTCACGTCGCAATTCGCGACCAAGCATTGACGCGTGCGCCCGCCATTCTCGGCTGTTTGTCGCGTTGGCGGCTTCCACCATGCGCCGCGCTGTCGTTTCTGCCCACGGGGCGAGCAAGCGCTCGTATCGCCCAAGAGCGTCAACAAGTGATTGAGATGAGGCACCATCTCCGGGCGCCGCTATCTCCGTCAGCTCTCCGATATGGCGGGCGATCTTGCGCAGAGACCGCTCGTAATAGAGCGCCAGGCTTTTGGTCGGTTCGAAGGGCTCACGTCGCCGCGCCCGATCTAACGTCAATGATCGAATGAGCATCATGGGGCCTATCGAACGGAAGCTTCGGGCGGCTCGTTTTGCAAGTTCTCCTCGCCCACAGGAACAACGACAGGCGAGGGCGGCCCTTCTACCTCTCCGGGGTCCGGCGGAGCACTTTCCGCGCTTCGAATGCTTTCCTCGGTTATCGAGTGCCACATCCCGTCAATTTCAGACCCGGAACGCAGTTCAGACAAGGCCGTCGCACGGTCGACTAGGCCAGCGTCAAAAGCGCCGACCGTTGCCGTGGTCCGTGCGGTCATGATCTCGGCCTTTTCCTTGTCGGAGAGCCCCCAGAGTGAGGCAAACCTGAAGTCGAAATCCTTTGGCGGCGGCTCATCAAGCTCCGAGTAGCACATCACTTCTAGCAGCGAATGGACGCCGCGACGCAGGAGGTTTTCTTGCTTCTGTGCCACCCCGTCATAGTACTGGCGCAGATCGCTCTCGCCCGTGCTGAATCCTGCAGGTGACTGCCCGAGCAGGCGCGTCATAGGGATCTGAATGGCGCCGGCTATCTGCTGAGCAAATTGCATCAGAACATCGTTGAGGCCTGAGAAGGTGTAAGTCAGAGCCTGGAACTCATCCTCGCTGTCGATAACCGACATGCCTTCGTTCGACTGAAATGCTCGAATGTTGTCGATCTGCGCCATGACACCACGCTTGGCGCGCTCATCCAGACTGCCCATTACAGTCTTGTAGCCCTTGACCTTCATGACGCGAAGGTGGGCCTTGTAGACGAGCTGCGCGGCTCCAAGTGTGGCGCTATCGAATGCCATCAAGACATCCATGATGCGCTCGACTATCGACATCCCCCAGCCGTTTTCATACTGCCGCTGGTACATCGGCAAGCGCACTCCGTCGATCCGGATAACGCGGCTATGATGGACGACCTGACCTTTAAACGCATCGGCGTCGGGGATGACGCGATAATATTTCGGCTGCCCTAAAGCAGGCCCGAAATCGTCGATCGTATCGGCGTAGTCCGGTGTGACGATCCAGCGGTCGATCGCGTAGAGGCCGAGAAAGTCACCCTTTCGAACTGTTGCCGGGCGCAGGGGCGTGGACGGATCCTGCCCCTTGATCATCATGACCGCCAAGGCGCCGCCGTACAGCCTGGACCATTTGATCGTATCGGCCAGCGCCTGCCATACGCCAAGACGCGACATGCCGCCATAAAGGCGGCTCACGTCGTGTGGCTCGAGGCCGCCAGTTACTTCAATACCCGCGCGGGTCATATCTTCAGCAACGCTATCGACCGCATTGCCTATGATCCACGACCCGCGGTAGGCGGCCTCTAGCTGCACTCGGTTGCGCGTGATGAACTGAAACGCGTACTTCCCGGCGGAGAGGCCGTTATCCTGGCCAAGACCGGTGCGGGTGCGGGGATTTACATACCCATCTAGGGTGCTGGCACGGGCTTGCTCAGGCCGATTTCGGCCTCTGCTGCGATTTCGCGCCATGGTTCAATCCTTAGTTTGCCAGTCGGGCGTAGATCGCCGTCCAATCCGCTTCGCCGCCAAGCATTAGCTCGGTGATCGCCCAGACTGCAGCGTCTGCACGGTCGGGCGATTTCGCGCCTTGGTATCCAGCCGTCGAGAACTGGACCAGTTGCTCTTCCAGATCGGGAAGGCGTCCATGGTGGACTACCCGACCTTGCTCATAAAGGCCGGCAACAGGCTGCGCTCGCGCCACTTTCCCACGTGAGGCGGTGACGACCTTGACCGGCACAGTATCCCGCACCGATCGTAAATTTGCCTCGACAAGAGCCCCGCCGAAATTGCGTTCAGCTACAATGACGTCTGCTCGCCACCGATCGTACGCTGAAATCGCAACGTTGGCCCATTGCGACGGCCCGTAGCGGCCACTGAGATCTTCCAGGACATGACCGACGCCGTCCGGATCAAGGCCACACACTGAAATCCCAATCTCATCCGAACGATAGTCTTCTTGCCCCTCACATCCCGAAGGATCCACAGCGACTACAATCCGGGACATCTGATCACGGACAGCATCTAGATTGCCGTCGGCAACCATGGGCGCACGTTTGATGTGGTCCAGTACCCAAAGCGCGCCCTCAATGGCGGTCTGATAATTGCCATAGAGAAACCTCTGGCGCTCTTTTTCGGGAAGGCTCTCCAACTGCGATAGGTACGCTTCGGATAGATTTTCCCGGTTGGAGCCTGGATTGATCTGCATCGTGACATAGTCGCCTGTGTCACGCAGAGGCTCGCCTGATTTGGGTTCGATCTTCTCCTCGAACAATCCGTAAAGCCAATGCGAAGTCGTTGGCGGGTTAGCGTCGATATACTCACGCACCCGCAGGTCAGACTTTTGTGCCAAACGCGTCAGCAGCATGTTGCGCGCGCCGTAGCTGATCTGGCTCGCTTCGTTCAGATAGACCGTGGCGAATTCCAGACCGAGGATCTTTTCAGTCCTGTCCGAGCTATCGAGGCCATGAAACAGGATCTCGGAGCCGTTGGGGAACGTCACAAACCAGTCTGTCTTGTTCAGGCTGTAAGGCGCGCCCGGGAAACAAAGGCTCATGACCTTCGGGAACGTATCGAAGATGACTGAGTGTTTGAGCGCGTTGAACCTGTGCCTAAACACACCATGCCGAGTTCCCGGCACGCGCATCGCCCGCATTGCCATTGCGCGGATGAGAACGAACGTCTTGCCAGAACGCGACCCGCCGCGAAGCAGGATGTGGGTGGCGGGAGAGGCAAGGAGTTTATTGGCCTCAGCCTGCCCAGGGTTGAGGCGGAATGCCATTACAGATCCATGTCTTCCTTACCGACGGTGAACGTAAATTGTCCCGTGTGTTCCTGAGTGATCTTGTCGCCGTAAACCTTGGGCATCATCTTCGAGAGGAACCACTTGCGGGCATCCACTCGCAGGCGCGAACGCTGCACCGCGGCCGAGTTCACGCCCTCCGACCCATCCTCTTTTGTGTAGGTGTCGTTGGCCCCATCGTCCGCAATCTCAATGGTCTCCTCTGCCATGGAGTGCAGACCCATCTCTTTTGCGCGTGCGTATTGCGCGGAAAAACCTTCCCGATCATCGACAACCCATCCGCGAACGGTGGACTCCGATGGGAAGCGTTCTTCTGTGCATATGCGGCGGAGGGATTTCCCTTCGGCGAGCAGAAGGCAGATATCACGTGCAAGCTCAGCGCAATATCCGCTTGGCCTGCCACGGGGGGCGGGTGCCTCGGCTTTTGCTTCAGCTACCTTTCCCGGCCGCTTCGCCATCCGTCTTCTCTCGCTTGTATCTGCATTTCACGCATCACGAATGACACCACCTGATCGGCAACAACGAGCGCCACTTTTCCAACGCGCTCTTGCCGGTCCGCCATCCTGATCATCTCGGGTGCGCATCGCACGACGCACTCGCCTCGGATACCCAGACGAGAAGCCTGCGCCCAATGGAGCGGCATGTCCGAGCGGTGCCGGTTCTCAGGATCTGCAAGGATTATGCACCCGGCGGCGTCGTCGCCATTGGCGGCAACCACAATAAACCGGGCGTCATTCACACGCAGCACGTCGCCTCTATCCAATCGAACCGACTGAGGGAGCATGACGAACCGCGCAATTTTGGAATTCTAGCGAGAATTAGCACGCAGTTTGGTCAAGGTACAGCGTTAATTGCGCACCGCCTCTGTAAGCCGCTTCTGTTCCGCTACTGCGGTGCGATAGATGGACGGCAGCAGCTTGAGCAGCATGACGGCGCGTTGTCGGATCGCCTTGCCACCCGGCGTTCCCTTGATGTGGGGCACAAGGTCACGGGCCATCTCGCTGAACGAGTGTTCGGCAATGAGCAGGCGAACAAGGAAGTGGTGAGTGTCAGCCCCGAGACTGTCACGGATCAGCGCGATACGGTGTCCGCCATGCGCCCGGTTGAGCCCGAAAGTGATGGCATCGCCCTTCACGTAATCATCGGGCATCGGATCGCGCATGAAATCAGCGTATCCGAAATTTGCGTATTGGTAGTCGTCTATCCAGCGCTCTGCGACCGTTTCACTCTCGGAACTCAGTTCGCCGGATTCACGCAGAGACAGCAGGGCGCGCACTTTTTTGCGGCTGTCACGAGCGCCGAAATAGTCCGGCTTGGCCATGCGCTCGGGAGTGGGCCCGAGCGGCTTTGCGGATCGCACGGCAAAAGGCCGATCCTCCGCTTTGGGCTTGGACATTTCGGAGATCGTTGCTGCGATTTCTGGAGATATGGCCATACCCAAATCCTACCAGAAACAGCCCCCCGGTACAACGAAAACCCCGTCAGAACTCCGCCAAAACCGCCACTGCATCGCCGGGGGTACAGCCCCGCAACCAAAGCCAGACCCAGAACCCCGGATCGTCATCCGTCACGCGCTGGTCTGGGTCTCGGCTGGCGAGGGTGTCGGCGAGGTCGCACTAGGTGGGGAAGGGAAGGTGTCTCGCAAGACATTATGCCTTACGCGGAAAGGCAAAAAAAGTTCTTGACATCGATATATGATGACAAAAGAGGCAGGATAGTATATTAGCCCGCCGTATGAACGAGAGGACGAACATGATGCGCACGATAGTCAAGGCCAGCAGCCTAGCTCGTAGTCGTATGTCTTCACAGGCTGTCTCCCCGCGCGTGAAAAACCTCATAATAGGCATGTCGCGCGCTTACGACCCAATTCCTATTACAGGAAGAGCCAATTCGACCAAAATCCAAAATGGTGGATCACTCCAGGAAACTCTGGCTAGTGACCAAAGAAATCTATTAAAAGATCGTATTCAAGGCGAAAGAAAGATTTTCGGTGGCCAAATCTCCGTCCTTGCCTAAAGAAAAAAATCAACCAAAGACTGTCTCGATTCCTGCAGAAAACTTGGAAATTCTGCAGGAGGCGCTAGGAGTAAACATTGGAGGGGACAAAGAGATCCTCCTAGCCAGGGTCGTTGCCTCGTCCTCAAGATCGGTCAGCCCATATACCTCAGCGGAGATGCTGCGCTCTTATGTTGAGCAAGGCATGCCCGAAGTAAAAGACCGCGCGCTCGCGGCCATAGACGAAGAGCGGGCATGGCGTCGGGCACGCGATGAGCAAGAGCAGAATCATCAGCATGCGCTCGATCTGGACGAGCGTGCACAACAGCGTAGATCACAGCGCAACTCTTTTAATATTGCTGTTTTGGGAATGGGTGCAAGCCTCGTTGCCGGTTACTTCAATACGCCTCTAGGAATTTGCATAACTGTTGCCTGCGCTTCAATTGGCGGCCCGCCAGTCGCCACTATTCTTGCTAGACTTATGGCGACCAAAAATAACATTGAAAAATAACAATCACATGAACGGAGAAAGTCGGCCCTAGACTATGGCCAGGCCGAGTGTGCACCCCAAAGCCAAAGAAGCCAAGAATAGCTGACTGATTAACTCATGTGTCCATTTTCCGTCCCGTACAGCCCCCTCCAATTTCCGCCGGTGAGTTTGTCGTCTCGTCCTCTGCACCGCCCTCAGCAGCCCGCAAATTGGCTCTAGCGGCACGATATGGCACTGGCTTGGCGATCAGGTGCGTTGCGTTGCGCCCACTCGTTCGGCCCATAGCGTGCCGAGGTCCATGAGGTCCGTGGGGATCGCCCGTTTCGTCGTTTCGCTCATGGCGCGCCCCTCGGTGTGAGGAGCACAAGGGCCGTTGTGATCCTTCTTCGCAACTCGTCCATCGCCGTGCCTGGACGGTCTCCACCCCACGCGCTGGGGTTGTCTCTGAGCCAATTCTCTCGTTCCGGCTGAGACGCAGCGCCCCATTCGACCGGGTTGAACGGGGATATTCCTGTCGTTTCGCTCATGCCCGATCCTACCACATCCCGAGCCCCGTTTGTACCGAAATCGCCCGGTTTTGCTGGGTTTTTCGTGGTTTTCTCCATCACCAGGCCGCGCTATTCTGGCGCTCGTCCGAACCTCGGAACCACGTCGAAGGCCCGTCGAACTGCATCCCGACAATCCCGGTCCTACCGCCTCGGTTCTTGAGCACGATCACCTCGGCCAAGCCTGTGACTTGGCGCAGTCGATCCAGCACTTCGCCTGATCGTTTCTGGTATGCGGCGTCGCTCTCGCCGTTGTTGCGGCTCACGTCGCCATCTTCGCCAATCCGCAGCCGCAGCGCCATTTCCTCGCGATAGAGCGCCATCACGCAGCGGGCGTCCTGCTCGATCGCGCCACTGTCGCGGATATCGGACAGGGAAGGGCGGCGGTCCTCGCGGTTCTCGGATTGCCGATTGAGCTGGGACAGGGCGATGACAGGGACATTCAGTTCGCGAGCCATGCGTGCCACGTCTCGGCTGATCTCGGTGACTTCCGCCGTCCGGTTACCCGATCGCTTCACGGCGGCGCTGGCCTCCATGAGTTGCAGGTAGTCGAGTGCGATAAACGCCAGGCCCTGCTTTTGCCTTTTCATGCGTCGGGCCCGTGTGAGGATCTGCTGAACGGTCGCGCCTTCCCGGTCATCGACCATGAGCGGGATATCTCTGGCAACCATACCGGCCGAGACGATCCGCTCCATGTCCTCGCGGGAGAGCGGCCGACGCTCACCGTCTGCGAATTTCCAGTGGCCCGTCATGACCGCATCGACCGGCATCCCGACCTTGCCAGCGATTGCCTTGCTCATCAGTTCCTCGGCCGACATTTCGCCGGACCAGATCAGACCCCGGCCGTTGCGTTGGGCGGCCCGCATCGCGATCCCCAGCATCAGGGACGACTTACCCACGCCCGGTCGTGCCGCGATGACGTACACGCCGCCCGGCTTCAGGCCGCTCAGGAGGCCGTTTAGACCCTCGTACCCGGTATCGATACCCGAAAGGGCGTTCCCTGCCTTCCACGCGGCTTCTGTGGCCTCCAGGAGCATGTCTATCGCGTTTGCCGAGGTCTTCATCGGGCGCTCGGTGTCGCCAGTCAGAGCGAGACGCTCGATCCGCTCTTGCAATTCCTCAACCAGAACCGCGCCGGTCTTTTCGCCGGAGTGCACCACGTCGAGGATCAGGCTTTCGCCTTCCTCCTTCAGCGAGCGCAGGAGCGCCGTGTCCGCAATGGCCTGGGCGTAACCGCGCATGACAGGCTTGCCGACGAACGCCGTAGCGAGCTTGGAGGCAGAGGCTTTCCAGAACTCAGCCGTTTTCGGGTTCGTCTCCGCTTCCCCACGGATCGTGATGAAGTCGCAGGCCTTGCCAGACTGAATGCGGTCACGGGCGATCCGGTAGATCTCGCCCAACGCCTCGGACGTGAAAGCTTCCGGCGTCAGGAGGTCATCGACCAGTTCCAGCGAGCCGCTGTTGAGCAGCACGCCGGCGACAAGCGAGCACTCGGCCTCGAACGTGTCGAGCGACCGCTTGGGCGGGAGGAAGATGGACTCACTCACGGTCATTCCTCCCGAACTGAAGCTCAGCGATCAGGCGGAGAGCCTTGGCCGTAGCCTCGATCTCGTCCTCGATCTCGTCGCGGCTCAGGCCGCCTTGCACGATCGCGTCGGCAAACGTGCTGTTCATGCGCTGCCGGTTCGTGAAGAACGGCTCGGCAATGTGCTGGATCATGTCCGTGCTCCTTCTGCGAAATCCTGGATCATGGGTGGCGGGCCCTGGCATCCTGTTCGCGCCCATTCGCGCTTTGCCGCCTTGTGAGCGGCTTCGACCTCAGGCGGATACTGCGAGGCGATCGGCTTGGCCGTTGCGTGGATTACGCTCTCGTCGTTCCACCGCTCCCCATTGAGCCAGGAGGCCGGGTGAGGGCGGAAGTCTTGGCCGCTTCGGACGTTCTCGCTAAAGGGCCACGCTGAGACGGCCCGCATGATCGCTTCGTGCCCGATCTTGCGCCGGGCCCTGTCGTAGGCTTTCCGAGCGGATGCCTTCCCATCCTTCCGAGGGTAGGCGCTCCAGAATGCTTCGAAGTCCCTGGCCGGGCCCTCTGTCTCGCTTCCTGAGTTGGTCTCTTCAGTTTCGAGTTCGAGGGTCGGTTCGTCCCCCGTGGGGACTATAGGGGTATTACTGTCCCTGTCCCTGTCACGCCGCGCGGCGCTTTGTACGGAGGCGTTTCTGATATGCGTTTGATATGCGCCTGAAACGCGTTTCACTTCCGTTTCACTGCCCTCAGTGTCATCCGCATGAGACACGTTTCGTTCCTGATTGCGGCGCATTTCACGCCAATGTTTCAGGCGCTCCTTGTCATCATTCCGGCGCTTGCTTTTGCGTAGCCTTTCCTCATAAGAATCAATAGCTTCGGCACAGATCATGGGGTGATAAAGGCGCCCGTCTGAGCACTCGATGAAGCCGTGTAAAGCCCGCTCTTTCACATCTTGCCAAGCCTCGATGTCGCGTCCGAAATCGGCCAATGTCGCAAGTGCGCGATCACTGTTCGGCAGGCTTCCGGCAGGCACCTGGTTCCATGCTGCCCACCAAAGACGCAGCCCGGCGCGAAATTCGTCCGCGCTTGCCTCGGTGTAAAACTCGCTTGCAAACAGCTTGTGACCGAACAGCGGCATGAATTCGTATCCGCGCAGGTCGCAATATTCGGGCGTCAGGGGTTCTGGTTTGCTCATGCCACCACCTCGCGAATGGTCACGACCGTGCGCTGTTCGGCGCGCTTGCACTTGACGCCGATCACCTCGATTTCGGCGTACTGCGGGGCGTCATCGATGATGAAGCCCAGGCCGCGCTTGTTCCTCACCACGCGCCGGGCATTCGGCTTTTTCTGGTCGAGTAGGCGCGGGGTCGTCAGACTATCGATCAGAAACTTCGCCCCGCCTTGCAGGCCGTCATTATCCGGCGTTCCCACAGAGTAACGCTCGATCAGTACATGCGCCCTGCTGAACGGCTCAGGAGGCCGCTGACCAGCCGACGCCATAGCGACAGACCGGGCCATCTTCCGGCGCATCCCAGTAAGCGCAAAGCGGCTCTGCCCGATACTGTGATTGAGCAGCGGGAAGGGCTTGGGCAGCGTGAAGGTTATTTCTCGCATGGCGCAAACCTCCCGGCCCGGTCCCGCTCCCGTTTCAGGGCGCGGTTCTCGGCTTTGAGGGTGGCAATTTCCTTGTCCTTGGCGGCCATCAGGGCCAGCGTGCGGGCAGGCTCTGTCTTGGCTTCCCAGAGCAGGAATTGCATTCGAGCGGCATCGGAAGAAAGACGCCGGTTCTCGGCCTCCAGGCGGCGGGCGTAGGGCGTGCGGAATAGGTTCAGCATGACACCGCCTCCGCCTTCTCTTGAAGCTCTCTAAGTTGCGCCAGCCGCCTTTCGAGGTACGCAATCCTGGAGGTGCGACGCCGCAGCGCCTCATTTCTCGCCTCCTCGGCTGTCTCGAAAAAATCCTCCTCGTAGTGCGCTCGGCCGCCAACTTCAGCCCATAGCTTGCCGGGTTCGTTGCGCACATGATCCCACTCGGTATGCCAGCGAATATCAACGGCATCATGCTCGGTGAACGATTTGATCGTGCCCATATTGGGAAGGTAGAGTTTCATGGCTCACATCCCCAGCGCGCGACGATATGTGTCGAGGATTGTTTCCGCTTCCTCCACCTTCGCCGGGTCTTGCTTGCGGATCTTGATGATCTGCTTGATCGTCGGCACGTCAAAACCCGCAGATTTGCTCTCCGAAAAAATATCCTTGATGTCGGACGACAGCGCGGCCCGTTCGGCCTCCAAACGTTCCACGCGCTCAATGACTGAGCGGAGACGATCGGCAGCAATCCCGCCCACGTTGTCGCTGTTGTGGCCTGTCATGTCGGTTGCGTTGGTCATGGGCGGGGATCCTCGATAAATTCGTAATGCACGGTCACGACGCGGCGCAGGCCAGCGGCCTTGAGAACCTTGTCTGACAGGGGCTTGTCGGCGTTGCGCTGCTGGTGGAGCGTCTGGCGCTTGATGCCAGCGGCTCGGGCTGCGGCGGCTTCGCTTGGAAAACTGTCAGTCCACAGCCTGACAATCCCGATCACGTCCGCTTCTTCCAGCCGGTTGCGCCTTACCTGGCGGCGTTCCGGTCGGCCCAGGCCATCATGCGAAGCGCAAGACTGTTGAGCCGGTCCGAGGCCCATTTCAGACAGAGCGCGGACTGTAGAAGGATGCAGGCAAGCCACTGGATTTCTGCGGCTTGCCGGTGGATGAACCAGCGCATTCATTGTCCCATCTTTCGGATAGATCGCGGTACAGAGCGGCCTGGTGTTCGGCCCGGCGTCTGGCGCGGTCGAGGTGGTGCCGATAGGCAGATTGGACGGCTAGGAAGACGTGGGCCGGGATTGCCGACCACTCGCCGTAAAACAGCCGTTTTGCTTGTCCTTCCGTCAGGCCGGTTGACCGGGCGAGACGGTGGAATTTCTCTTTCAGTGGAGCGGACGGTGTGTCCTGCTCGCTCATGGTGCGGATCATTGCCTTGCAATATCCCGTCACGGTTTCTGGCGTGGCGTGAGACGCATCGAATTCCGCCACGGCGGAAAAGTATTCTGAAACTACGGACATGAATTGCTCCAATCACTGGGGAGCAGACCCACAGTTCTTGAGGCTTTCATGGACGACACCACCACCACCACCCACGAGCACGACAAGCCACTGGTCGAGGCAGATGAGAGAAGGTTCACGCAGCGGTTGGATACGCCCGTGATCGCGCTCGACATCATGCGCGCCGCCCGGCTCTGGTCGGTGCTGCATCCGCACGCTACGGTCCAGACGCGGCAACGTCTGGTCGAGCAGTTCGCGGCTGCGGTGGGGGTCGTGGTCGTCATTTGATGGGGTCAGAACGGGATTTCGTCGTCCAGATCGCCGGATGGTGCGTCCCACCCGCCCGACTGGCGCGATTGCTGCCCATTCTGGCGCTGCGGGCCCGGGCGATTGCTCTGGCCCTCGTCGCCGTCCCGGTTGCTGTCGAGCAGCGTCAGTGAGAAAGCGCCACGCACGACGACCTCTGTCGTGTATCGGTCCTTGCCTTCCTGATCCTGCCATTTGGACGTTTCGTTACGTCCGACGACTTGGATTTTCGTTCGAGCCTTTGCGAACGAACCGCTCAACGACTGAAACGGTCGGTTCATGCCATATTTTTACCCTGTGCCACTCGCTGCGCTCCTTACGCTCGCCGGTCTGTGCGTCCTTCCAGGACTCAGACGTGGCAACGGAGATCGAGGCAACCTTTGCGCCACTTCGCAGCGTGCTGATCTCGGGGTCTTTGCCGACATTGCCGAGGATGATCGTCTGTGAAAAAGAACCGGCCATCTTATCGGCCTCCTTTCTTGCGGGCCTGCATGACGCGGCGCTTGCCTTCCGTGGCGTATCGGGTTTCCACATCGTCGCGCAGGATCGCGGCGTCAGGCGTGGCGAACGCGCCGGGGATCGGCGTGAGAGCGTTACTCTTCGGGAGCGTGACCGCTATAGCCGTCCAGTTTGCGGGGGCTTCCTTCATGTCAGATTGCTCCCATCTGGCGCGTGTCAGAAAGCGCGGCTTCCCATTTCATGTCGGGCATGATCGCGCCCCAGGTTGCAGGATCGCCGGGCGGCAATGGGTCAATGCGCGTGATCTTCGGTTTGTCCTCGACAACCGGAGGCGCAACACGTTCGGGCCGCTCAATGAAGCCGAAGGCCACAGCACGATTCATGATCGTCATGGCGCTGGATCGCCCGACCTGCTTCGTCGCCTTTTCGGCAGAAACGCCGGACTTTACCAAGTCTGCGAACTGCTTCGCCTCGTCCTCGGAGATAGGCGTATTGTGATATCGCTTCTTGGGAGCCTTGCTCTTCTCTTCCTTCAGCCGGTCGCGCTCGTCTTTCTTGCGGCATTTCTCGGTGCAAAAACGGCGACGGCTCCAGTTGTGGTCGGACACGTCCATTTCGCGGGCGATAAGGCGCGAGCAGCACTCGCAGTTCTTCGTATCGCTCATTTCTTGCCTCCCTTGCGTTCGAGGCGACCGGCGATGCTCTGCAAATCGAGCGCGGAGACCGTGCCGGTCAGGGAGAACGGCGGCTTCGGGGCTGGGGCGCTCATGGGCGTTCCCCTTTCTCTTCGGAGGGGAACACGGTCACGCTTGCCGCGTGCTTCAGCGGGAGTGCATCATCAGTGCGCGAGGGAGTCGGAAGCTCCCCCGCGCTTTCACCATCTGCACAACCAGAGGATGAACCCGATGACTGAATTGAAGATTGAAAAGCTGACGATTGGGATGCTGAACAATTGGAAGTTTCAGATTGATATTTGTTACACGATCCCTTGCCCTCGAATTCCTGGCGAGCACGGCATTTCTCGTCCGTCAGACCCAGACTGGCAGTATGATGCATCATCGACGCTTCAAATCCAGCTTGGAACCCTACCAGCCACGACGATGGGTCAGTGGACCGAATGGCTCCGCTCGTGGCTTCTAGAGCAAGCTCAATCATTCCAAGCATTGCCCGAAGCTGAACAGAACTAACGGCATAATAGGGCTCGCCGCCGCCGGGGAGAGGGTCTTGGTACTGAGGAATTCCCTCTCCGGCGATCCACTGAAAGCCGAGGAAACTTTTAAGATCGCTCATGACTGCACCTCAAAGCGGCGCGAGATATGGGCATCGAACACGGACACGGTTGCAGCGTGGTTCAACGGAAGCGCATCATCAGTGCACGGGGGAGTCGGAAGCTCCCCCGCGCTTTCACCATCTGCACAACCAGAGGATGAATCCTTATGAGCCAAACCCTTACGCGAGAGCACTGGACTAAGGTTCTCACGATCCTCGAGCCGCACGGCCTCAACTATGTGAGCGCCAAAGACATCTTTGCCGACTTGCCAGATCCGATATTGTTTGAAGCGATCGCATACCTTGCCGATCATGGCTTTGTGTCGAGCTACAACCGGAAATCCATGGACCAGATATGGAACTGGGGCGGCGTAACTCTGACCGCTAAAGGTCTGGATTACCTGACGGAGGATGGTGGTCTTACAGCTCACTCGAGCACGATCACAGTCCGATTTGAAACCGAAACCCTCAAAGCGCTTCTGTGCAATAAGGTCGATACGTCCGATGCTACCGAAGAAGAGAAAAGCAAAATCAAACATGCTCTGCGCTCCCTGGGAGATCAGGGCCTGAAAGAACTAACTTCGGAACTGGTAAAGATTGGTATCCAGTCGGCACCGAGGTTAGTTTCGTGGCTCGGAAGTGCATTGACGTGAAAGGCGACCCTTTCTTTATGCAGCCTCCGGCAAATTCGAAATGGGCGACGTATGTCTGATCGCCAAAGAGTAGTTCGCCATAAAAGCCCCTGGATGAAACGAACGGCGAGCAGGTCTCAATCATCAGGCAGGAGGCTTGTGTGATGGGAGCCAACCACACGCGATCGCAAATCACCAGAAGGCGTTTTTCCTGCGCGGTGTCCCGGCTTTCCTTCAGGATGCCGCGATCGTTCTCATCTACGAGATACGCCTCGAACTTACGGGCGCATTCCAGCGCCGTAGCTGGGTGGGTCGTATCCAGCCGCATCGCGAATTCGAGGGCAATTCGTCGGGTCTCGTTCATTGGGTGGCGTCCTTCTGTGGGAGTGGCCCGAACACATCCGGGCGCAATCTGTGGCGAGGGACACCAAAAGCCGCCTCAAGACGCGGGCAGTGCTGCAAAGGGATTTGCTTCCACCGGATGACCGATGAATGAGACTTCAGGCCAAGGGCTTGCGAAATCTTCAGCGCCCCCCCGGCTACGATGCGTAGCTGCTTTGGTGTCATGCATGATATGTGCTCTCACATCACAAAGAAGGTCAAGCGGAAAGTGCTGACAGATCACACATTCTTTGTTGGCCTCTGGCACCGTCCCGGAATGATGGAAGATATGGGAACAAGATTGCGTCGGCTAAGAGACGCCTCAGGGCTGGGGCAGGCCGAAGTGTCTGCGGCAACCGGCATTGAGCGTTCTTACCTTTCGAAGATGGAGAGCAAGAGCATCCCCTCAACGTGGGATAAGATGTGCGCCCTTGCTGATCTGTATGACGTGACCCTGGACTTTCTCCGCACGGGTAAGAGCGTTCCTGTGCTCAAGCCGGGAAGCCGTATCATTGAAGACCCTACAGAGATCGCCCTCGTCCGCGCATGGCGCGCTATGTCTGCGGACGAACGGAAAGCACTGGGCTTTCTTGTGTCCAAATTCGGGACGGAGATAGACGGCAGAGATAGCGGCGCTGCTTAGCTTCATCGTGTTCCGGCTGGCTTAATCGTTCGTTCACCATTGCGGAACGAAACCAGAACATCAAGTTTTCATTCCTGACCTTTTTTTAAGCACTCGCCGGAAACGACGATATACGCGTTGAGAAAAGTGATCTTGGAGCACATTTAATGATTGACGCAATGTGATGTGATAGCACATAGTCTCCCCACAGACACCGATGGGGAGCCAGATGGCAAACGATCCGACAATCACAGACGCCTTTTCCGCACTGACCATGTCGAGCCGCGAGATTGCGGAGTTGACGGGGAAGCGGCATGACCATGTTATCCGCGATATCAAGACGATGCTTGTGGGCGTCTATGGAGCCGAAGAGGTCGAGCGCCGCATTCCAGACCACAAGCGCAATCGGCACTCTGAATTTATCCGCGAAAATGCCGACTCAATTCTGAGCGCTATTCAGGAGGGTTTCGGGGGTTCCCCCAATTGGGGGGCTGACCAAGAGCATCCCTTCAAATGGGAACGCAACACTCGCGGGATGATTTCGATCATCCATCTTGATCGTTCACTGACTTACACCCTTGTAACAGGCTACGATGTAGAGAAGCGGAAGAAGATCATCGATCGCTGGCTTCAGCTTGAAGCTGCGGCGTCCGCTCCAATCGCCTCCCATGACTTCTATGTTCCCCAGACCAAGGCCGAGGCGCTGCGCCTTGCTGCCGATCTGACCGAACAGGTCGAGGAACAGCGTCAGCGTCTTGAAGTGACGGAACCCAAGGCCGAGGCGCTGGACCAGATGAGCGCCATGAATGCCGAGCCTATGGGCGTTCGCGATGTAGGCCGCCATTTGGAGATCGGTCAGACCAAGGTCGCAGATCTGGTTGTTCAGTGGGGCTGGGCTTGCCGTGAGAGCAACAAGCTCAAGCCGACGCATTATGGCCGCGAGCAGGGCTACACGGTCCTTACGTCGCGCATCTTCACGAACAAAATCACGCACGAAGAACATGTCGTTCTTGATTTCAAGATGACGCGCAAGGGCATCAACCGCATGGCCGTTCGGCTGGCACAGGAAGCCCGCAGAAAGCCGCGCCTGATCGCCGAAGCGCAGGGGGCGAAGTGATGAGCGACGATAGGAAAGACTACGAATTCGACCATGCTTTCTTTGTGTCATCGCGAAACACTTGGCGCGATGTGGGTATCGATAGGGCGAGACAGACCCACGAATACCTGACCGATCTCGTAGAATCTTCGGACGCAATCGGACAATTCACCGTCTCGGAAATCATCGAATACTTGGACCGCTATCTCTGACCCCGCTTGACGCGACCCCGGTACGCCGGGGCCGAACAAGCCGGGTTTCCGGCCAGTGTTTCCAGTGATGGAGAGAGAAGATGGCATATCCAGACGGAATGCAGTTCCAGAGCAGTGATACCCGCAGCCCGTATTATCGCGCCAGTGCGATGAGCAACTATCAGGCGGCAGTAAGCCAGGACGCGGAAATTGCCGAGGAAATCCGCGAACTGATTACGCGCACAGAGCAGCAGGTGAACGCCAAGCTCTCCCGCGTGAATGACCGGGGTGCGTTCGATACGGACGAGCTTGATTGCCTGTTCTGCCGCCTTGGTGAGGCGCTGCCGAACCGTGCTGTGCTTGAGCAGAGGGCAGGGTGATGAAGCACGAACGCATCACCGTCTGGCAGGACGATATCGTTCTGCCGCTCGACCTGCTCAAAGGCGCTCGCGACGTTCTGGCGCGCGCTGCCGATCGTCTCGAAGCCCTCGCAAAGGACGATCAGGACTGGGAGGTTCTGCGCGAACTGGACGAGCAGCAGTTCATGCTTGGCAAGCGCTGCGACGAACGGGAGGCCGCACAATGACGCCTGCACAGCACGACCTCGCCAAGGCGAACGCAATCCTCAAGCACCTACGCAACGAAGCCTGGGGGCTCGATGCGACGCCGCTCCGCAAGAGCCTGATCCAGCAGTGGGAAGCTCAGCGGGTTGCGGCAGATCGACGGATGATTTCCGAATTATGGGGGGAACGCTCATGAGCGGGAAGTGGACGCCGGGGCCGTGGAGGCAGACATCAACGGGCGGCCTGTTTATTGGGTCTGAAGGCTCCATAGCTGCACATGCAATGGCAATGAAATTCACATTGCTCGACGATGAGCAGTCTCAAGCAAACGCCCGCCTGATCGCTACATCGCCGGAACTGGCAGAGGCTTTGAAGGAATTATACGCCGACGCAAGGGAACTGCTCGTTTCAGCGACCTCGTGCGCCGACCGCGAAGCTCTGAACGCCGATGACCTGGAAGAGCGAGGGTTTGCGCCTGACTCGTTCGCCAAAGCCCGCGCCGCGCTCGCCAAGGCGAAGGGAGAGGGGGCGTGAAAATCTATCGCGACCTTGAGCAAGGCTCGGACGAGTGGTTGCAGGCCCGCTGTGGCATCATCACGGCCAGCATCATCGGCAAGATACTGACAAGCACAGGCAAGGCGGCAAAGAACGATCATTCGCGCCGCGTTGTCTCTGACCTTCTGGCCCAGCGCATAACCGGCCTGGCTGATCCTTCCATGTCGAGCCGAACGCTTGAACGCGGCCATGAGGACGAGATGGAAGCCAAGCTGAAATACTCGCAGGAGATCGCGCCGGTCGAGGAAGTCGGTTTCATCACCGAGGATTTCGGCGGTGTGATCATCGGATACTCACCGGACGGCCTCGTAGGCGATGACGGGCTGATCGAGTGCAAGTCGCGCCTGTCCGGCCTGCAACTCAGGACGATCATCAGCCTAGAAGTGCCGAGCGAATACATGGCCCAGATCCAGACCGGTCTCATGGTCACGGGGCGCAAGTGGCTCGATTTTATCAGCTACCCGGCCATGGGCGGGGGCAAGATGATGGTCATGCGCGTCTATCCGGATCCGGAATTTCAGGCGGTCTTACTCGACGCAGCGCGCGAGGCAGAGACGGAGATCCGTCGCCAGCACGCCGAATACGAGAACGCCATCAAATCAAACAAGGCGCGGTTCTTCGACACCGAGCGCCGCGAAGAATTGGAGATCATTCTGTAATGGTCGATCTATCGAAAACCATCATCGCCAAGTCAGATCAGTTGAATGCTGACGATCTGCTTGGGGGACCGATTACTGTCACGATTCAGGCTGTCAAAGAGGGCAACACAGATCAGCCGATTGCCATCTTCTACAAGGATTGCAACGGCAAGCCGTTTTATCCATGCAAGTCCATGAGGCGCGTGCTGGTGAATGTCTGGGGCAAAGACGGTGCCGATTATGTCGGAAAGTCGATGACGCTCTTTCGCGATGCTGCCGTGAAGTTTGGCGGGATCATGGTTGGCGGCATCCGCATCAGCCACATGAGCGGGCTCGAAAAAGACATGCCTATGGCCCTGCAGGTCACGAAGGGGAGCAAGAAGCTCTACACGGTCAAGCCACTAAAGGTTGAGGCGGCAGAGCCAAAGGCTGAACAGGCTGCGCCGCGCCGTATGACGCCAGCCCAATTCGTTGATCAGCGGATCCAGAGGATCAATGCCTGCGAGACGATCGAGGCGCTGGAAGCTGAGACCGGCTCCGATAGTTACAAGGCGACATTGGCCAGACTTGAGAATGCCTCGCCTGATGATCGGATACGCCTCGTACAGGCTGCCGCTCAGCGGGCGGAAGCATTGAGCTTTGTGCGGGAGGAAATGGCGTGAGCATCCTCTTCTTCGACACTGAAACCACCGGCCTGCCGAATTATGGCCTCCCCACCAACCACGAGGACCAGCCGCATGTCGTTCAGCTAGCGGCCATCCTGACGGACGATCGAGGCGAAGAGCAGGCGCAGTTGAGCGTCATCATCAAGCCTGACGGATGGGTAATCCCCGAGGGTGCCGCCCGGGTGCATGGCATCACGACAGAGAAGGCGAGCCGATACGGTATCCGCGAAGTGGTGGCCGCCGGGGCGATGTATGATCTGTGCTGCGCTGCCGATACGATCGTAGCGCACAACATCAAGTTTGACCGGCAGATTGTCGGCACGATGTTCGCGCGCGCTGGGCGAGGCTGGAAGCTGCCCGAGCGGCAGGCCTGCACGATGATGAACGCCTCACCGATCGTGAACCTGCCCCCGACCGAGCGGATGATTGCTGCAGGGTATGGTGACAAGCCCAAGGCGCCAAGCCTAGCCGAGTGTATCCGCCATTTCTACGGCGAAGAATTGGACGGCGCTCATGACGCGCTGGTCGATGTTCGGGCCTGCAAGCGGATCTATTTTGAGATGCTCGAACAGGTGTGCGCATGACTGACCCCGGCGACGAGGAAATAGCGGACCGCCTGACGAGAGAGCAGGCGGCACAGGATGCAATTCGCGACCGGATAGCGGCGCAGGAACAAGCGCAGGAGGCCGTGAAGGGCCGGAGCGCAGGGGAGAGACGGGGATGACCCACGAACAGAAGCCGGAGAGCGCGGAGTTTCGGACGCGGGAGGCGCAGGTGGCCCGCATGTGCCAGCTTTTCCATTTCCCCGATGCAGACGCACTGAACGTTACATCGGCAAGCATCATCACTCGGAACATACTAGAAGCCGAGGCCCGAGGCGCGGCAGAGCAGCGCCGGAAGGATGAGCCAGAATTTGAGAAAATAATAGCTGAGCGCGATGAGGCAGAAGATTTCATTCGGAAAATGGCTGAAACTGTTCTCGGGGAAGAAGTTGAGTGGTCAAATGTGTATGGCTTCCAGAACGCATTGAATGACGTATCTGAGCGCATTTTCTTTCTTGAGAAGGACACCGCCAACGTCACCGCGCTTGAGGCTCGGGTGAAGGAGCTGGAGGGGGAGAATAAGGCGTGGAGTGATGCCGCAGCTAACGCGCTGACGTGGCTTGAAAACGGGCGTCAAGCGAATGCGCGGGATGAACTGAAGGCGGCCCAGCGGCGCGCCGCAGCCCTCAGCGAGGGAGATCAGCTATGATCATCGAACCAACGGCCTATCACCATAAGCTGCTGAATGATGAAACGGCCCTGATCGTGTCAGAGCGCCTGACACTGTCGCCGAGGTTCCCGGTTCATATTGGGGACTCTGATAACCGTGAAGGCTTGAGCCGCGAGACTGAACCGTTGGTGCCGCTCGCCAAGGCTTTGGACTATGCCGCCGCACTCGTAGCTGCGGAGCGCATTAAGACTGCAAACGCTTTCGAGGAATTTGTGAAGCACCTTGCCCGTGACTGGGGACGGTTCCTCTCAGGGGATGGGCCTGTCATCATGGAGTCGATAGCTACTCGCGTCGAGCGTGAGGCCGCAGCCATCCGCGAGGGAGGCGAGCATGGGTGAGACCACGCCAACCGTCCTTGATCCTTGCTGCGGCAGTCGGATGTTCTGGTTTGACAGGGCAGACTCCCGAGCGGTGTTCGGAGACATACGCTCGGAGGCTCATGAGCTTCGCGACAAATCGAGCGTAGGCGGGGCAAGGAAGCTAGTCATTGCGCCAGATGCAGAGATGGATTTTCGCGATCTGCCCTTCGCTGACGGTTCGTTCAATCTGGTTGTATTCGACCCTCCGCATCTCGTGAGGAACGGCAAGACCGGATGGCTTGCGAAGAAATATGGGAAGCTCGGGCAGACTTGGCAGAACGACTTGAGTGCCGGGTTTCGAGAGTGTTTCCGAGTGCTGAAGTCGGGAGGTACGATGATTTTCAAGTGGAATGAGCATGAGATTGCTGTCGGACGTATCCTCGATCTCACGCCAGAGCGGCCCTTATTCGGCAATCGATGCGGCAAGACAGCCAAATCACATTGGCTCGTCTTCATGAAAGGGGCACCCCATGACTGACCCCACCCCCTTCAACCGCCTCCTGGGCGAGCGGGTGCGGCGGATGATCGTCGCGCAAGGCCGGTCGCAAGAGAGCGTGGCCGTGGAAGCAGGGATTTCCACGAGCACGCTGGGCTTTCTGATCAAGGGCCAGAACAGCACCATCAACACGGTCCTGAGCGTCTTTGCCGCGCTCAAGGCCCCGCCTGAGGTCATGGCCGGGATCTATGCCGACTTTGTGGAGCATTGGAAGGAGAGGGCGGATGGGTGAGGGAATGCCACGGCTGCTTACCGTGAACGCAGCCGCCTCAATCGTGGGGTATCACCCCGAGACACTGCGCAAGGCGATCAGGGAAGGTCGTCTCGAAGCCTATAGACGGCCACGCGGGACACGCATCGAACCCGACGCCCTCAAAGCCTATATGGACCTGTATCTATGCCCCGCGAGCGACCAGACCGACCATTTCTCGAGCTATACCGGGGCGCGTACTGCGTTGTCTGGTGGGAAGGCGGCAAGAGACGGCGCACCTCGACGGGCTATGCGGATGAACGCCGCGCTCGACAGGCACTAGCTGACTTCGAGGAGGCGCTACACAAGCGCCCCTCGCGCCAATCATTTGCCGAGGCACTGGACGCCTATGCCAAGTCGCGCATGGGCAAGGTTGAGGCGATGAAGCGCCTGATCGAATGCACCGTGCCGCTGAAGGAGAAGATGGGCCACCTGCGCGTTGATCAGGTGGGCCAGAGGCAATGGAACGAATACGCATCGACCAGGGTCCGCAAGCCCAATCCGCGCCGCAAGAGTTTGGATGGATACGAGCCCCAGCCGGTTTCTCCCGGCACGCTACGGCGGGAATTCAACGTCATGCGCGCCGCGCTGCGCCAATCATGGAAGGACGGAAATCTAACAAAGCCGCCTGTTCTTGAAGTGCCACGAGACAGCGCGCCTCGAGATCGCTTCCTCACCAAGCAAGAGGCCCGCCGCTTGCTCGATGCGTGCGAGACGCCTCATGTTCGGATCTTCCTCGCGCTCGCCATGTTCACGGGGGCTCGCAAAGGCTCAATCCTCGCACTGACATGGGATCGGGTGCATTTCGATTCTGGTCGTGTGGATTTTCAAGAGCCTGGGCGCAGTCTCACGGTAAAGCGTCGCGCAGTCGTGCCAATGGCCCCGGCCCTGAGGAAGGAACTCGAAGAGGCTTCGCGTCTGCGAACCTGCGATTTTGTAGTGGAGTGGAACAGCAAGCGCGTCACGTACGGGCTGCGCTGGTCGTTCAAGCGCCTCTGCGAGCGAGCAGGGCTGACGTGGATGCCAACGCCTCATCACTTTAAACACAGCGTGGCTTCCTGGATGGCCATGAACAAGGTGCCGATCGATCAGGCAGCGGATTGGCTGGCGACAGATCCTAAGACACTGTGGAACGTCTATCGAAAATTCGACCCGAGCTATTTGGAGGAGGTCACATCGACCTTTGATCTGTAG